GCTCCGACTGCTCCGGCTGCTCCGGCTGCTCCGACTGCTCCCGCTGCTCCGGCTGCTCCGGCTGCTCCGACTGCTCCCGCTGCTCCGGCTGCTCCGACTGCTCCGGCTGCTCCGGCTGCTCCGACTGCTCCGGCTGCTCCGGCCAACGATGGAGAGATGGCGCCAAAGAAGAAAAAGCGGCAGTTGAAAATCAGATATTAGGATTCCCTCCGATTCCCGTCATCGATCAGATTCACCAAAAAGTTCACGAGGCCGTCAGTCAGCCTAATGCGCTTAAAATGGACTCATGGCATACCTGTGATACAACTCATTGTCGCGCCGGTTGGGTAGTTTTTCTTGCCGGAGAGCCAGGCAGAGTGTTGGAAAATCATACTTCAACCCAATTTGCCGCCATGCAAATCTATAAGGCATCATCACCTATCCGTGTCAGCCCTACCAGGTTTTTCGAGACCAATGAAGTCGCGATGGCCGATATAAAGAAGTGCGCCGAAGAAGAGGCGGCATCTACTCAACAGTAATTCCCATAGCGGCCAGCTGCAGCAGCACCCGCATTTTTAATCTGTAGGTTTTTAATCCGTCAACCAGGTCTATATCCAGACCAACGCCCTGTGCAGACTCCTTTCATCCTGGAAGGTGAGCCGGGGTTTTTTATTCAATGTCATCAATTAAAAGCAACATGTCTGAACTGAAGGATAGAATGTATTATGACGAGCTCGGCAACGAGATCCACGAGGGCGATCTGCTCCGCGTCTTCCATTTTATCGGTCTGAGGAGGCGTGTTTATTTCATGTACAAGGTGGCAAGGTTGAAGGAGGGCTATTGGTATGGCTGTGACTACAATAGCAATCATTCATATTTATTGAAAGGACAAGCCACCCCCGATACCGGCATTATAAAGGGCACCAGAATAATTAACCGTCATAAATGGGATGAAGATTTTAAACAATCGTAATAACCACCCCCTCTCCCCCCTCTACGGTTCTTCACACCCGAAGCATCGTAGAGGGGGAGAAGGGATAAAGCAGAAAGAAGAATGACCAGAACGCTCATAAGTGAAGTTTACAACGAAGACTGCATGACCGGCATGGCCCGGTACCCGGATAAGTTCTTTGATCTGGCTATCGTTGATCCTCCTTATGGTATTGGTGAACATGGCGGGAAGACATCTCGTCATCATTCTCAAAAGAAATATGTTAATAAAGGCTGGGATAACGAACCGCCTGCCAAGGCATATTTTGTTGAGCTCATGCGGGTTAGTAAAAATCAGGTTATTTGGGGAGCAAACCACTTTATTTCAAAAATGCCTTTTGATTCATCTTGCTGGTGGTATTGGCACAAAGATCGGTTTGGTGATTTCGCAGACGGTGAATTAGCCTGGACATCGTTTAAAAGCGCCTTGCGCACATATAAATTTACGTGGGACGGTTTTAGGAAACAGATCAAATGTGATAGAATTCATCCGACGGAAAAGCCGATAAACCTCTACAAATGGGTGCTTGAGAACTATGGTGCTGGGGGGGGCAAAATCCTAGACACCCACATGGGAAGCCAGTCTAGCCGCATATCAGCCTATAATATGTGCTTCGATTACTGGGGCTGGGAAATTGACAAAGATTATTTCGAAGCGGGCAATAAACGGTTTAAAGAACAAATAGGCCAATTATCAATCCTGTGACCCCATAAAGACCCGGAACTATTTAAAAAGCAAAGAGCATGAGTCGTAAATCACCGCTGACAGTAGAATACAAGGACCTGGTCCAACTGGCGGAAGGCCTGGAAAAAGAAGCCGCCAGGAAGCTGTCCAATGCAAAGAGCTGCGGTATCGGAAATCTCAACGGCCTGACCCATCACTATGAAACTACGAAGACCCTGGCCCGCATGCTCCGAAAGGGGCTGAAGACAAAAGAGACTGATATGGTGACCTTATTCAATGAAACCCTATAGTTTAATCCGGACCCGATAATCCATTAAAAGCCTGAAAGAGTATGCCAGAACAAGAGCAAAAGCTGCATTACATCACATTTTATTTTCAAAGATTCATCGCCAGTACAAAGGGCTGGAAAGATGACGAGGTGGGGGCATACGTAAAGCTTTTGATTGAACAGGCGGATCGCGGCTATATCCCTGAAGATCCGCAGGAGCTATCCAGGCTTATCACAACCTATAAGAAGAATTGGGCTATGCTGTCGAAAAAATTTAAGGCTGGCGAGATTCCTGGAACGTTACAAAATTGCTTCATGAAAGAAGTTCGTGAAGATGCCGTCCGAAAGATTCAAATCAACGCTTCAAACGGGAAAAAGGGAGGCAGGCCAAAGAAGGCAGAAAAACCGACCGGTTTGCAATTAAAAACCGACGGGTTAGCGACCGAAAACCAAACGGCTAACCGAAATGAAAGCGAACCGAAACCTATACCAGTAACCAGTAACCAAGAACCAGTAAATACAGCTATCGCTGTATTAGCCGTGGCAGAACCGGTCGGTATTGATCGCGTAGCGGAAGTGGCCGGTCTTGTATGGGCCAACCAGCGATGGGTTGAAAACGTCTGCATCGGGCAGCAAATGAAACCTGACGACCTGAAAAAATGGATGGCTCAGTATAACGCGTCGATATGCAACGATGTGATCCCGGACTTTGATCAGGCGAAATATCAGAAGATGTTCGGCGGCTGGTTAAATAGCCAGAAATCAAAAGGTTACAGTCTTCAAAAGGTAAATGAAAATCACGCACCCGCGTTAAAAAAAGTTCAATAATGGATTTCATCAAAGATATACACTATTCGCCCGGTCTTGAAAATGCAATACTCGGCGCCGCCATGCTGGAAAAGACGGCCTTTGGTCGGACGCATGGCATTATCAAAAAGGAGATCTTCTACAGCGACGCCAACCAAGTGGTCTACCAGGCTATTTCAGACCTGTATTCGGCAGGATATCCAATAGACATCCTTACAGTGCTGGACAGGATTTACAAGGTTATGGGGATAGAATCATTGGCATCCTCCAATGTCGATTGGTATCTGACCATGCTGGAAAGGGATGTAGTGTCTTCGGCCAATATCGAGTATCATTCCTGGATCATCCGGCGCATGTGGATGGAGCGTGAAGTAATAAGGCTTACACATGGGGGTATGAAGTTCGAGGGGGATGTTGTTCAACAGATCATCCAGTTACAGACTGCCATCCGGGATATCAATGCTGGCGAAATGGTGAAGGAGTGGTACGATATGGAGGATCTTTCTATCAACTTGCAAAAGCATCAGCAGCACCTGCAAAACAATCCGGACGCCTGCATCAAAACCGGCATCCGCCAGTTGGACGAAAAGAACGGCGGCTTTTTCCCAGGCAACGTGATCGTTATTGGCGCCAGGCCGGGGGCGGGAAAGAGCGCTTTCATGGGTCAGATGGCTATTGGTATGGCCCGGGAAGGCAGGAAGATTGGGATTATTTCATTGGAGATGTCCAACAACGAGATAGCCGGCCGCCTTACTGCCTTGGACACTGATATCGATTTTCAGCGCATTTACCGGGGTTTATGGCAGGATGAGCGTGAGCGCGACCGGTTCCATGATCGGGTCGCCAGGAGCACGTCAAAGCTTCCTATAAACGTTTCGGACACCACCCGGGTAACGACGGTCGACATTCGGGCCAAGGCTGACAAGTTGAAGGCAACCAAAGGGCTGGATTTCCTTTTCATCGATTACCTGCAGTTGATCAGCGCGGACCAACCAAAGAACAAGAACCGGGAGAATATCATCTCTGAAATCAGCCGGGCGGTGAAGATCATGGCGAAGGAGTTGGATATACCGGTCTGTATCCTCTGCCAGCTGAACCGTGAATCCACTAAAAGAAAAGGCGATGACCGGTACCCGCAATTGAGTGATCTCAGGGAATCCGGTTCTATCGAACAGGACGCCGACGTCGTAATGTTCATTCACAGAGACTGGGTTGTTGGAATCACCCAGGATGAGAACGGAGCGAGCACAGAGAATAACGCGGACTTGATCGTGCGTAAATGGAGGAACGCTGAACCCAACCTGCATGTGCCGCTCGAATTCGATGGGCCGAAAATGGCATTCAAGTTCAATAAGGGGCAGCGCTGGATGCCGGTAAGGCCCGCCAAAGATGTTGACTACACAGACGACAATCCTTTTTAACCCAGGCCCATGGGCCTATAAAAATAGAATAGTATGGAAAAGCCGATTGTGACAAACGTTTGCAGCAAAAATGCGGTGGTCATTTACCAGCAGGTGGGAGATGGTGTAGGTGAACCCGCGTTGCTGGTAGAATATTATTCGGACAGTGTCAGCATCACCCAAGGGGATGATTGTATCCTCATCAACCGGGAGACCGTTGGGGAGCTCTGTAAGCTTTTAAAAACACCAAAATCCTAATTGCACGCCAATGCGCAGAAAATGGACCAGTCACGACTACGAATGAATAAAAGCCCTGCGGGACGGCGGCATGAAGTTGAACGATATAGCCGCCCAGGAGGGTATCACCCAGCCGACCGTCCGTTGGATATTGAATACCAAAAATCCGTTGCCTGATAATGTCAAGCCGTTTAAACCAGGTGGAATTAGAAAGAAGGTAACCGTATCATCTGAGTTTTTCGAACACGACCCCTATTATAAATTTTGAGACATGAACCGTCAATTATTCATAGCCGACTACAAGCGCCTGTGCAGGCAGTACCCATCGGAACAACTACCGGAAGCAGTAGCGGACTACGTAAAAGCCATGCCGTTAATGCCAGCACACTGGGGAGACCGGATTGTGAAGGTGGATAAGATAATAGGTCTGTGCTGCCAACATTTCGGCGTCAGGCTTGAACAGATGGCCCAACGTAATCGGACAGAGTCCATCAAATATCCCAGGCAGGTAACGATCTATTTACTGGCAAAAAGGTCAGGATGGGTGCAGGAACGCATTGCAGAGTTATTCAACAGGGACCGAACGACGGTTGTTTCATCCCGGGAACGCATCCAGGATCTTATCGATACCGACCCGGACATCAGAGACGAGATATTGCAGCTGAACGCCCAACTATAACTCTATGGACCTATACGACAAAATCCGGCTTATGAAAGACCTGATCAAAGAGAATAAGGATATCACGATAGGAGAATATTGGGAGACGGTAAAAGAGATCGAATCGGTAGAGCAAAAAACAGAGACCCAATATATTTAGACAACAATTGGCATCCTGGATAACACCATCATTCACGAAAGTAAAAAGAAGCAAGCATCATGATACACGAATTGAAAACTTGGCCTAAGTATTTTGCCAGGATTTTTACAGGTGAAAAGACGTTTGAAGTCAGAAAGGCCGACAGGGACTTTCAGATAAACGACCTTCTTAAATTATTGGAATGGGATCCCGATACGCAGGAGTTTACCGGCAATATTCTGTTGGTTAGAGTGACCTATGTTTTGCCCGGCGGTCAGTTTGGAATCTATGGAGATTACGTGGTCATGTCGATAAAAGTAGCGTCCTAAATCTCGTTATAGGTAAACCTTCAAACATATGAGCGAGAACAGCAAAATAGAATGGACGGATCACACCTTCAATCCCTGGTGGGGATGTCATAAGGTCTCCGCTGGCTGCAAGAATTGTTATGCAGAGACTCTTGACAACCGCTGGAAAGGCGGTCATTGGGGTCCAGGAAGCGACAGGAAGCCCATGAGTGAGAAATATTGGGCGCAGCCATTGAAGTGGAATGAAGCCGCCAGGATCACCGGAAAACAGGCTAAAGTGTTCTGCGCATCAATGGCTGATGTATATGAAGATCACACGCAGGTGATTGAATGGCGCCAGCGTCTTTTCGATCTTATCATAGCGACTCCATACCTAACGTGGCAACTGCTCACAAAGCGTGCGGAGAACATCATGCGGCTTTCCCCGGCTGCATGGCAGGATGGGTTCCCGGAAAATGTCTGGGTAGGCGGAAGCGCCGAGAACCAGCAACGCCTGGAAGAGCAGGCGGAGCATTTGGTGCACGTCCCAACCATTGTCAGGTTTCTTTCATGCGAACCGTTGCTTGGCCCTTTGACTCTTCCGGTGGACGCGAACGACGGATCAGGTTTTTTCGAGTGGGTAATTGTTGGTGGTGAGTCGGGTCATCATGCGAGACCTATGCATCCAGACTGGGTAAGATCATTGCGCGATCAGTGTCACAATACCGGGACGGCCTTTTTTTTCAAGCAATGGGGCCAGTGGGTGCCAATAGACCAACCCTGGAAACAGTCAGACCCGAGGCGACTGGATAAGAATGAGCGCTGGGTTAACCTGGAAGGTGGCCAAGGATTTCACGGAGAAGAAGTATGGCGATTCATGAACGTAGGCAAAAAAGTGGCTGGCCGCGTGCTCGATGGCGAAGAGTGGAGCCAATTCCCGATCACTCAACCTTCAAACATATAAAGCTATGAGACTGGAATCTCAAGTATGTACGCTGAAGCAGGCAGTTAAACTGAGGGGGCTGAATGTCTTACAAGGCGCCAGTTATGCCGCATGGATCAAAAATCTTTGCCAGAAGGAGAAAAAATTTTGGTTGGAACCTGTGTCATATCCGGGCTGCTCCAATGAAGGATATCAGGATTGGACAAAAGGCTGCCTACAAGGTTATTCTGCCTTCTCGGTTGCCGAACTGGCAGCCATGGTCCCTGACTATACGCCTACCCTTGGCAATCTCGAGATCAGCAAGGCAGAGACAGATCATGTGTCCGGCCGGCCGCTTAGAAAAAACTGGTACAACGTATCCTATTGGTCACGGAAGGGAGAATGGAAGGAAGAGATATACATCCCAACAAAGGAAAGCAGGTATCTCCACCAGGGAAATACGCTGGCCGAGACATTGGCGTCCATGCTCATCTTCCTCCTCGAAAACAATCTCATCACCGCCGAGGCTGTCAACGCCCGGCTCAAACAATAAGACAATAAAAAACATCATCATGGGAACAAGAGCAGATTTTTATATCAGAAAAGAAGAGAGTATGGAGTATATGGGGTCCATCGCTTGGGATGGCTACGAGATAGACGAGTATGTGCTCGAATCAAAGACTGAAGAAGATTTTCGAACCAACATCCAAAAATTCCTGTCGGAGCGCGACGACTCGTCTACACCGGCAGAGCATGGCTGGCCATGGCCCTGGAACGACAGCCGCACCACCGACTACTCGTATGTCTTCATGGCTGGCAAAGTGTGGGGTAGTAATTGGGGTTATCCGCTGTTCGATCCCCTCAAGCCTGAATCTGAGGAGGATGAGCAAGAAGACGACCAAAAGCTTGAAAACTTTTGGCCTGACATGTCGCCATACAAAAGGGTGCGCATGGACAAAGGAAGCGGGCTTATCGTAATTACTTCCAAACGTTAATACTATGAATAACACCCCAGACACACCAGGCATCCTCAGAGAGGCAGATCCCAGAGAAGAGCTGGAAGCCATCAGAGAGGCTTATAGGTCAGAAAGACAACAACATGTCGAATTGAGGAAACGGGTTGATCAGGAGAAGAAAGAGGAGGCTATAGCCTTTGCGGAGTGGCTGAGTAAAATCAATCCGATCGCCAGGCAACAAGTGTTGTCTGACTTATATGAACATTTTAAAACGACCACACCATAACAATAAGTAAGCATGCGAAAGAAGGATTTATCAAAGCGAGAGTACGATAGGCTTCATAAGCGAATATTTATTAGGTACGGTCCAGCTTCTAAATGCGAATCCGAAACCTGTTCGAGTAAAAACCCTAAGAGATTTGAGTGGGCGCTGAAGAAAGGACGACAGTATTCTGATGACCCAGATGATTATCTGCAATTGTGTCCATCCTGCCATCGCAAATATGACTTCACTGAGGAGTACAGAGAAAAGCTCAGCATGGCCAATCGTGGACAGAATAGCCATAAAACAAAATTGAAGGACAAAGACGTGCTTGATATATATGACTTGATGAATGGCGGTGTGACCAACAAGGAAATTGCCGCCATGTACGGTATGGATTCCTCGTCTATCTCGAATATAAGAACAGGCAAACATTGGCCACACTTATACCATCATTTTACACCAAAAAATAATGCATATGCAGAAGGAAAATAAAGCCCCCGCCGCCCAGCCAGGATTGGAAAAAGAGAAAGTGATAGCTCTTATCAAACTCTACCAAAGTCAAATCCCGGAAGAAGAGTATAACTGGGAGGAGCATGTTCGGGATTTGAACAATATCATTTTTGACATCGAAAATAATCTAAAACCCAAAGAACTTCCTTTCCAAGAATGGCTTGACAAATATTGTGATCCTCATAAACAGGCAGTCCCTGTCCAACAGGGAGCCGACGATGAATTGTCAGACTTGCCAGGTGACGCCAAGGAAGATATATTTCGTAGCGCTCAGGAGTCGGCATATTACGGGGGATACGACCAGAAAACTTTCGAACATGCCGCCGGCTGGATGTGGCGGGTGAAACAGGAGCAGATAAAGGCTCTCCAATCCCAGATACGGGCTTATAGAACAGTCTTGGGGAGGGTGGAGGAGGCTATGTCGCCATCCAATACGCCACGAGCTTTTCAAAAGACATTGGAGGATAACAGGCGCATTTGCCGGCAGGTTTTAAATGAATACCCATCAGGGTCCAAATAGGTATAGAACATGCAATGACCCACACGGCCCAGCTGCGAGTGACGCGCCGGGGCTATCTCCGCCAGTGCTGCAAGCGGTGCTCAACCGACGGACTAAGCGGGAAGAGCGAAGTGCAGACAACCACCGGGCTACCGGGTGTTAATCCACAGGTGGCGAACCTTCGCAGATTTGGTTTTATCTGCAAGGCAAGGCGTTTTCGGTTTGGAATGCCGAATGACAATTCTAAAACACGGCCTGTATTTCTATATGGGCCATTTTAAAAAGTTGCAATGAAAAGTATAACATTGATTTTGCCGGGAAATATGCAAGTGACGATAATCGAAAGCCCAATGTTGGCGAAACCTTGGCCCGACGAGGATGGTCAGACGAAATATCGACAATTATTTATTCCGGAAAAAAATGAGGTGTATGTTCATAATATTTACGTCTATCTCATTGGTCTTTTTGGGATAACAGACGGCACGAGAGCGAGTTGCAGCGTGGCGAAACACTATCTCAATCAGTTAATAGACAAATTATAAATCATGACACAACCCACCAACCCCGGCCAGCCCGGGACAGACAAAACAAAAAGAGCGGCGCTGCTCATCATCATGTTGATATTTGTGACCTCTACTTCCAATGGGCAGGCTATAAAGAGGGGTAACCCAGATCGATTTTATTGGACGATATGGTTCAAAACAACAGCCTATCCGCCAAATTTCGATAGTACCGGAAAAGGGAGCAATTGGGTACAATCGTTTTTCGACCCCTGGGAAGCAACAAGATACTATACGGATTTGAAGACCAGCGGCAAAGTTCTTATATGGAGGAAATATTTGTGCCGCGTGGACACTTCGTCGGTTCGTATTGACTCATTCGATTTGATAACTCGTAAATACTCCTTTCAACGTTAATTTATGATACAAACCAATGACCCCGGCCAGTACAATCCCCGGGACTTCAAAAAAGGAATGGCCTTGCTGATCATAGCAGCCATTACCAGCGCTGGCCTGATTCTCTTCGCAGGCCGCATATGGCAGACTCTGCCCCGGCCTGTAACCGAGGACAGCATCCAAAAAGTATTGGATGACACATTGCAGATCAACCAGGGCCGTCTCCCCGAAAAGGACACCATAGACCGCCCGGACGGATCGGTGCAGACAAGGGGGAAAAGGAGGGAAGGATTATGAAGCGGCCCAGAGAGATATCGTTATGGCGGGAGGTCGATGGAAAGACTGTAAAAATTCGCGCATACATCTTTTGTCGCCAGCACCTTCGACGTTGGCGCCGGGCGCTAACTGGCAGTATAGCGAGACATTATAAAGGAACTTGAAAATCAATAAATATGAGCAATCTTGCATCAGCACAAAAAATTATAAGTATCAGCCCTATTGAAGGAGCAGAGTTCATTGTAAAAGCCTTGGTGCTCGGCTGGGAAGTAGTAATAAAAAAGGATGAATTCAAGACTGGGGATTTGGTCGCCTATATTCAGATTGATACCGTGGTCCCGGAAACGGAGCAATTTGAATTCTTACGGGAAAGAGCTTTCAGGGTCCGCACGATCAAGTTAAGGAAACAAATATCTCAAGGTCTTATTGTCCCATTGCCTCCCGGTGATTGGAAAGAAGGCGACGACCTGACGGACGCACTCAGCGTGAGGAAGTGGGAAAAGGGCGGTGAAACCCCCGGAGTAATGCCACGAAAGCCAAAGGTGTGGTACAAAAAATTGTGGTTCATACTGAAATACAGATACCTCGTAAAAGTCTTCCCGAACCTAAACACATTCAACCGAAACAGATTTCCCAAGCACCTGGTCCCGATCACCGATGAGGAGCGGATCCAGAACATTCCCGGTGTGCTTGAGCGATACAGAGGCAAATCCTTCGTCGTGTCGGAAAAACTGGACGGAAGCTCAATCACCATTATCCGAGATAAGTCCTGGACTGGCAAACCTAAGTATCGCGTTTGTTCCAGAAGATTCGAACTGTTCAACATAAAAAATGAATGGCATGGAGTATTCTTTTCGACTGGGTTTGCCACCTATATTGAACGGCTGGTTGATCACTTTGGAACTACCAATATCATCGTTCAAGGTGAGTTTATTGGTAAGCCGCAGGGGAATAGATATCGTCTGCAGAAAGATGAGATCAGGCTTTTCAATATCTATGTTAATGGCAAAAGGTTGATGCAGGATAAATTTTATAAGGCATGCATGGAATTGGGTGTACCCTCTTGCCCACGTATATTCTCGGAATGTATAATGGAATATAGTCTGCCTACTCTCCTTAAGTTTGCTGAAGCCAGAAGCGTGCTTAACCCAAGCGTTGAACGGGAAGGTCTTGTTTTCAGATGCATCGAAGACGGCCTTAGCTTCAAGGTCATAAGCAACAAATACCTGCTGGAAAACAAAGAATAGACCCCATAGGAACCCCATTTATTCATTCACCAATAACCCCAGAGACAAATGAAAATTCTTCCCTGGCCAATTGTATTTCTCGGCATCGCAGGCGCCATTGTCGCCTTTAAACTGACAGAATTTGCTTTTTGGCTGATGAACCAGCGCTCCACCATGTTTAACATAGTAGGCTTATTGCTGATCCTGCTGTTAATTATATCAGTATCAATTCTTTTAACCAAAATCAAAAAAACAAAATGAAATCAAGCACAGGCATCGCAGCCGCAGTCGTCGGCGTAATCTTTCTTATCATCATGTTCATCGGTTGCCATCGGGTCAGTCCTACAGAGGTCGGCTTTAAGATCAACAATTCCGGGGATTACAGGGGCGTAGACAGCCTTCCGGTGGTGACGGGGTATAACTTCGTAATGCCAGGTTTTGCCAGCATTGTAACCCTCCCTACCACACAGCAGCACGTCGTTTGGAGCGAAGAAGGTGAGAAGGGGGACAATGTTGGGTCCCAGATCACAATCTCCTGCCAGGGTGGAGCTGGGTTCAAAATGGATGTTGGCTTCAACTACCGCGTAGACCCAAATAAAGCCAGCAAGATCTACCTGAAGTATCGGACTGACGACCTGGATAAGATCACCTCCACCTACCTGCGGAATGTCGTAAGGGGCACCATGCAGGACCTTAGCGGCACCATGACAGTGGACAGCATTCTGAACAACTTGCCTTACTATGAGCACACGGTAGCGCAGAACTTGTCCGAACGGCTGGCGAAGGAAGGCTTTATTGTTGACAACTTCAACATTACAAAGCAACCAACGCCCAATGACTCCAACCTGGCGGCATCCATTAACAACAAAATAAAGGCGAAGCAGGACGCCGAGACCAGCAAGATGCAGCTGCAGCAATCCATCGCTGAAGCGAATAAGAAGATGGCTGAAGCCAGGGGAGACAGCGCGTCGAAGGTTATCAACGCCCTGGCGGATGCAGAGGTCATCAAAGTAAAGACCGCCACCCTGAACAACAGCCCGCAGTACATCGAACTGATCAAGGCGGAAAAATGGGATGGCAAGCTGCCAACGTATACGGGCGGCGGTACGGCGCTTTTCAATATCAAATAGTAATGCCACCGGCCCGGGGCAAGTCCGGGCCGCTTTCAACCCATTAAAAAGCCAATAAGATGAACCATTCCTTTCCCCGCATCCCCTGTTCGCCCGGCAAGGACTCTTCCCTGGAGACATGCGAGAACTGTGGACTTATCAGCCGTCGGTATAAAAGAGGTGGACGGCAATACCGGGATCCATCTGGCAGATTTAGCGAACGTCGACCATACCCCTGCAGCCTGAGGGAGGCCAGGCGGAACGCCTTGGCCAAGATACTGGATAGCATGGTCCAATTCACAGCTGTGGAAAAGAAGCCACGGAACAAGACCGCTCTTTGAATATATACGGTTGATATACCGCACCCACTAAAATGAGAACCATGAACAAACCATGCGCGAAATACCAAGAAAAAACGACTGGCTCTTAGCCCAAGCCAGGGAACTGTATCGAAAGATAAAAAAGGGTCGTATCGTCTTTACAAAAGACGAGGAGGTGATTTATGAGGCCGGCAGGCTGGCGGCGGAGGAAGAAATGAGGAAGAAAGCAAAAGTGGAACGTTAAGGTTCCATGAATCACAATAAAGTTCCACGATATGAGACAGAGAATGCCACGGGGCCAACATAAGACCCATTGTAAGTGCGGCAACCCGGTTCGACCAGGGCAGCGGACATGCCGATCATGTCATGCAGCGCTGATGCGGAAGTATCGCTTTCAAAAGTTTCAGGAAAAATTGAAAGCTAATCCGTAATTTTAGGCAACAGTATGGAAGGTAAACGTAAAATATCGAGGGAAAAAGGGGTGGAAATTTGCGGTGACCGTATGTATTCCGGAATAAAACCAAAGGAAATCATACGGGAATTGGGGGAAAAGTACGGGGTTTCAACATCGACCGTCGAAAAGTGGATGAAAGCGGCCCGCCCGATCGTTCTTAGCCGCCAGGCTGCCGCCAACGCGATCAAAGAGAGAGTTGACAAGGAAGAGACTGAGGCCTCCGCAAAACGGCTCCATATCACCAAGGAACGATTGATGGAAGAGCTGGCCAAGGTGGCTTTCTACGATCCCCGGCGGATGTATACTGTGGACGGAGGACTGAAGGGTGTGCATGAATGGGATGATGAGGTGGCCGGCGCTGTCGGCACTATCGAGAGCTTCGATGTGAAGACTGATATTAGGGAAGGCGATGAGGTGGTCGATTCTGTCACTACCGGAACCAACCGCAAGGTAAAGACATGGGACAAGATCCGGGCCATTGAAGCCCTCAATAAGATGATGGGCTATAATGCACCAGAGAAAAAAGAGGCCACCGTAAAGGTCCAAAATCTCAATGACGAACCGTTAATATTCGACTGATATGCCGGTCGTTGTCAAATGCCTGCCCCCATTCCGTGTTCTATACAATCTGCCGCCCGGGACTAATCTGGTGATCTGCATCGGCGGCCGGGGAGGGGCAAAGACGCGCAATGTCTCCCAGTTCATAGCCTACGCCGCCACAGTCAAAAAAAAGCGTACCGTCATCTTGCGAGACGAGAAGGAGACGATCAAAGAGTCCATCCTTAATGAGGTGCTGATGCGATATGACTCAGCGGATTCCGGCGGACGCCTCAGTCAGGAGTTCCAAAAACTCGACACCGGTATCAAAGACATCGCGTCTGGGAAGATGGTCGTATTCACCAAAGGTTTTCGGGCCAGCTCCAACGATAAGAAGGCGGGGCTTAAATCAATCTCCGATATCGATATCGCCGCTATTGAAGAACTGGAGGATATCCGCGATGAAGAGAAGTTCAACACATTTGCGGATGGCGTTCGTAACGAGGGGTCGCTGATCATTATGATCCTCAATACGCCCGATCTGGGCCATTGGGTGATCAAACGATACTTTACCTTGGAAAAAGTGGATGTAGCTGCGGAGCTACCCGGCTGTAACCTGGATGGGTATTATAAGGTCGTCCCGAAGCAATTGCCCGGCGTCGTGGTGATCCAGACCAACTGGGACGATAACCCTTTCCTATCACCCGTGATCCAGGAACGGTACCGCAACTATGGTAACCCAGAAAGTCACCTGTACAATCCCCATTATTTCCTCACTGCTATCCGGGGTTATGCCAGCTCCGGGCTGAAAGGGCAGATCTACTCAAACTGGAAGCGCTGCACAAACGAGGAGTTCAACCAGGTGGACGCTCGGTCGATTTTCGGACAGGACTTCGGCAACCCCTCCCCGGCGCCCCTGGTGGAGGGCAAACGCATCGGCAACCGCCTGTACGTCCGTGAGCACAATTACGCTCCGATGACCGAGCGACAGCTGGCAGAGCTATACTGTCGGCTGCAGTTGAAGCACGAGGTTATCATCGCCGATAATGCCGAGCCGGGTGCGATCCGGCGGCTTCGGAATGGATGGCAAATGAACGAGCTGAGCGAGGCGGAGAAGGAGGCGGCCAAAGACCCTAACTGGCATCTGGGACAGCTGTTGAAGGGGTGGAATATCTCGGCCACGATTAAGTTCCCGGGATCGGTCAAAACGGGCATCAAAGAGGTGCAGGCGCTGGAGGTTTATGTTACCGAGGAGTCGACGAATATATGGCAGAACGAATACCCTAAATACATCTGGGCAATGGACAAGAACGGTAATCCAACGGATGAACCAGTTGATGAGAACAACCATGCCATGGACGCCATACGATATATAGTGACCGGTAAAGGCCGCTACTATTGATCCTTCATTCTTATCGTCACCGACCTGGTTACCGTCTCTGTAAAGGTAATCTCCATCTGGCGGGGCTGCTGCTGCTGGCCACCCATCCGCCGAAATCTGTTCACGCAAAACCACCAAGTACCGTCATTATACCGCTTCTTGCAGGTGCAGATGAAGTCGTGCTGGTCTGAATCGAGCTTATACCCCACATCCACGTATTGCCGGCCGCAGGTACAGGTCATGGTCCTTTCCTCCGGGTAATGGCAGCCGGCTTTGATCGGGAGGCGCATGAGATCACCGGGGAGGGCATGGTCGGCGATGCAGAGGAGGGTTGGGGTCATGAAGGTTCTTTTATAGATTTTGTCTTTTCCTTTTCAGCCTGCGCTACATACAAAGACAACGACATGGGGTTATCCATTCCATAATGCCACCATTGCTTATGCTTACCGAAATATCGATATACTATCTGTTCACCGTAACCTTCATCTATAACACTCACTATGTGGATCTTATAAATATAGTGACCGATACACGCACGATAAGCTTGTCCTGGTCGAAAAGACAATACTGGAAACGGGTGGCTCATGCCATTTCTTTTACAGTGAGTTCCTCGCCGGTCAGGGCGTGGAAAAGATTCATCAGCTGATGGACGTGAAGCACAATTCTGCCATATAGCTGCTCTCTCCATGCGCCCTCAGATTGGCGAAGCTCAAAAGCTTGCTTACCCGGAATATAGTATTTCAGAGCTGGCTGATTCGTTGTGAGAGATTCGCCGCCATAGGTAAAATGCACTTTAATGGACCGCATCTCCTCGGCAACAAATCCCAGCTTTTCCATCCATTCGGGTGTGAGGGGGATACCGGATATTTCGCCGAATTCATGCCTTGTCGGATATACCTCATCTCCCTCAGCATAGTAACCGTTCTCCTTAATTTGAGTTACCCTAAGTATGTAATCGCCATCATCAGACTGTCGATTAAAGAGTAATAGGTTACCTATCCTCAGCTCATTGGGTTGTATGCTCACCTATCTCTTGTTGGGCTCTTACGAGCGGTTCTTAAAAATGTTGAATAAAGGATATTTTTTTCAAATTCGGTTAGCGATCGCATCTCGCCAATACCGGTCGTTGGTTGATAGCCCGGTAGATCACCAGGGACCGCCGCGCCGCGTTTTATGTGACCGATCATGACCTCGCGCTTGCAAGGCTCGCAAAGTTCTTGCCCCCATTTCTTTCTCAGTAGGTCTTCCCATTCACCTGGGAGGCGAAGATAGTCCTGATGACCTTTGCCGCACTTTGGGCAGCGGTTGCCTGTATATGCGTTCATTTGATCAAATTTAGCCTAAAAAGTGGTTATTTAAAGGGATCAATGGCGTTTTCTTCGGGGGTCAGTTCTTCGATCGGGCCATTTGCTGTCAAAACTTCAATAATGCCTGCAAGGTGGTGGTCATCAAAATCCATAATTCGAACACCATTCTCATACAATACCCCGAAACCGGTCCCACGATAGTACCATAGCAGATAGACCGTTTTCTTGCCACAGTCTGAACCATATTTGCACCCGCATTCGCAGGTTATGGTCTTTTTGATTTTAGTCACGCCCATGACTTACTTTCTTTTAAAGCCGCAACTCAATATATTCCAGTCCACATCCCGCCTACGGACAATATCCTCATGCTTGCTTTTGGCGACCAGCCGCCAGCCCATCTTCCACATGAACTTACGCAGGGATTCATCGGTGAAGTGATGCAGGTGCTCGTTCGGCTTCCGGTGGCACCAGTTCGGGAACCGTTCCAATCCTGGGAAGAACGGCAGGGATACGATCAAGGTTTCCGCCTTCAGATCCTTGACGAATTTTAGGGATGGGAAATGCTCCAGGACATCGTGGAAGGTCATCACGTCGCACAGCAGGTTGATATCCGTGGTGAAGTCGCACCCTGCCGGCACCTCTACCCCGGTGATGTCATGTCCGTAAACGACGGGCACCTGTTTTTTGGCGAACTTCATGAAGGCCCCGTTGCCGTAGCCTACATCGCACAGGGATTGGATAGGCTTCCCGTGGACCGCTGTAGCGAAGGCGAACCGCATGGCTTGTAGCAGCTCAGCCCGCCGTTCGTATTCCGGGGTGTCGTAGGTTGCGCTGTACTTCGGGTCGTAGACAAAGGGCTGGGGCTTCAGCTGATGGAGAACCCCATACCGATCCTCAGCGTACATTTGATCGCCTATTTTGATGGCTTTTCTCATAATCGTATCATATTTAAATTGTGCTCATTAGGAGTATAGAGCATTGTGTTTGTTTTCCCTGGTTTAAATGAACACCAGTATTCTTTACCGAGACCTTGCGCGATGACCAAAGCCACACCCTGGTTACAATACAGCGCCCTGCATCCGGCGATCAGGTTGGCCATCTCCAGCAGGTCCTGCGTAGGCGTCCATTCAATCGGGCCGACCTCTTTCTCGAAAAGGTCGTGGTCCTCCGGCAGCCCAATGAAGTAGACCGGTCGAGGAATCCACGCGTACACCTTCTTCCAGTCCACTTTTGATCCCTCCCGCCAGCGCCAGGTATAGAATACCAGGCTGTAATAGCCCGTCGTGGTCGGTATGCCTTTGATCCACGGCGCCCGCCAATTCCGGTCAAAGCAACGCCAGTGATGCTGCATACTTAGGAGAATATGGTCTCTGCCACGGTTCGGCTGACATCTCCATGCATCCAGGTCGTAGTCGAACTGCAGTCCGGGCTCATATATTGAGAAGTCATCACCGCCTTTGGTCGGGAAGCACTCGATCCCCTGGGTGGCCAGGAGGGGCTTTACGGCGGTGTACATGCTGCCCCAACCTGGCGGATAGTAATTCTCTTTTACAAAGAGTTTGTCTATTCCCAACCGGCGCATGATCTGGATGCTATAGCATATATCGCCGATGCCGCCGGTCACTGCTCCTACTTTACTCATTACTTGCCCGCTTGATGCCGAAATCCCTCAGTTTCAATTTCACCATGCGACCGTCGGGGTGGTGCCATACGATACCTTCAATGTTTGGAAAATCGGCAAAGTATTGCTTCAGTTCCTCAAAGGTTCTTGGCGGCTCAATTACTGTTTCCGCACCATGAGGTAATAGCACATGTTTGGGAAAACCATCTTTGTTGCCGTTGATCTTTGGGCCGCAGAGTTCATAGGTGCCATCCGGAGGATTGCCGTTATACATCTCGCAAAGGTTCCTGAATCCTTCCAGAAACCATTTGTCTTCGGGATTGCCATCAATGACCGGGAGCCATCCGGGCCATTTGCCCGTTATCGGGTCCGGATCTTGGGCGGGAACAAAGTGTTTTGGCGCCATTTCTACCGTTTGCGCCTCGTGGCGTTTGTAGAATGAGCCGTCCTTGATCATTGTGCAGGTGCCGTCCCATTTGCGGGTAGCGACTCCTTCGCCGTTTAACACCCACTCGGCGCCCGGCACGACTTCATTACGGACGCGGTGATCCGTTTCATAATTCCGCTGGAATAGTGTAATTACCTTTTGCATATCCGTGGTACTTTGATTGAAAAGAAAACAACAGTTATTCTATTTTGGACGAAATCATCGTTATTGATGCCCGCACGATGAGATACGGCCTTAAAGCCTTTGTTGTATGTGTAACCATCTCGAATGACTTGGTTAACAATATTTGGCATCTCCTGTACCATCTCATTCGAGATCGCAACATAATGCCGCCACTTATATTTTGGCTTCCATTTACGGTTCAACATAGCAAACGAGTAAATTATTCTTCACCGGATTTGCAACTAGCTTGAACTGGTATGCCGGATTGATCTGCTTGATGGCGTTGATGATATCAACCTTCTCCCACCCAGTCACGTCAGGATGTGTCAGGATCAGGAGATCATCTATGATGATCGTATGGGTCTTTATCGGATGCATGGCGATCTGCTGAAGCTCTTTTAATAGTGGAAAAGGACAGCCTAAGTCCGATTCGCCTTCCAACAACTGGCTATGACTATCGAGCCAAAATGTTATAGGTTCGCAGATATCCTGGATCATGGACCATAGGTCTTCGGCGCTGTCGCCCAGATATAACTGAATCCACGGCATTGGGTGTCTGAATAAATCAAACCTGTTCCGACAAAATTTGATATTCTCGGGGTCGATGTCCATGGATCGTACTTGCGAGAAACCCGCAGAGAGTGCAAGGTCAATCGCATCTCCGCGGTAGCTGCCTGTCTCCACAAACCAGCGGTTTGAGTATTCGGCCAGGAGATTTTTATTAGGAGGTAGTGACATTCTCAATAGTTTTGAACTTGTTTTGAATGCGAGCTTTAACCGGTGTGTGATTTTGATCGTCCCACCATTGTTTCCTGTCTATAGATGGCCATTTCTTTGTATGGAAGATAGTCTTGGTTGTGCCATCCTTCATGAGGATGCGCTGAGGTATTAAGTTTCTTTTATTCATAATATAATTTTTAAGCTGTCAACTTTTTAAGGTCCTCTATCGTCTCCACTTTGAACATGGCGGCGAAGTAATAACACCACCAGTGTAGTCCGTCATATCGGATAGACAGATCGTTTTTATAATAGGTGTTATTCTTACCAGCCTTCCATCCATCGGCCTCCAACAGGATGCCGTTAATCAGGCGTGGCTCTGGCTCCGGGTCTTCATGCAAGTAGCAGACAAGGCCGTTATGTTCGTGCGCCCATCTCATAGCTTCTCAAAGAGTTTATACTCATCGCGTATCCATCCAAAAGCCTTCTCCGGCTCACAGAACAGCGCCCCCTTGTACTGCCCACTTTCGATCCTCTCAGGGTCGGCCCATGTATTCAGCATCTTTGATAGGTGCGGCGGGTAGAACATGAATGTTCCCTTTGCGCCCAGCGTCTCGTTCAGGATAGACAGGCCAGAGGGGAAGCCCACGAAGTAGTCCAGCCGCTTCAGAATCTCGATCACGACCGATAAGGGCTGCCCGATGGTATTGATATGGTTCACCTTACCGGCCTCCAATCTTGCCAGCAGGTCATTGCCGAGATCGGTGTCGAATGAGGCGCCGATGATCACAAAAACCAGGTCCGGGTTTTCACTCCGCATCAGGTCGATGAACTTATACCAGCCATCGGCATCCCAGAATCCCCAGGCTCTTTGAGTGGAATAGGCAGAGCCGTAGATGCCGATGAATTTTTGGCTATTATCAGGCGGCACATTAATAGGGCGACTACCTTTCAGCAATAAGCCTGCCCGAAGGTGGTCGTCATTCGTCGTCGCATACTCCAACCTGAAGCTCGTCGCCAGGTCCGGCAGGAACTGCTCGATTCGATGGCCGTCTTCCAAGTGCTTATTGGCGCTCAGGTAGAAGTCATTTTGCCGGATAAGTCCCCAGCGGGAATAGCGGCGCACGATGTTGTGGTGGTCGATGAGGCGGTAAGGCAGGTTGGGTACGTAGGTGCAGGAGTTGGCCACTTGCGGCATAAGATCAAATATTTGCTTACCGCGCTGGGGAAAGCCATTGTGGATCTGCCAGTCGAATGCCTCTCCGCTGTTGATCAGCTTCTGGAAAAGCCAGATCGAATCTCCTATACCCGGGCAGGTCTTTATAACCCTTGCCATGATTTGTTGTTTTTTATTTGCCTGATGGTTGCTTCACTGACGCCGAATTCTTTTGCCAATTTTCTGTGTGAATATTGGCCCGTGGAATACTTGAATCTGATCTCTGAGACCTTTTCTGGCGTCAATTTTTTGTTCCTGCTATAAATGCCGCTTATTTTAGAAAGACCAAGCTTAAAGGCATGTTTTAGATTTTCTGATCTTGTCGCCCATTCAAGGTTAATGAGTCTATTATCTGATTTATTTCCATTGATGTGGTTAACATCCATATTAGTTTCTGGCTCTCCGAAAAATGTTTTTGCCATAATTCTATGCAAAGGATATCGTCTCTTTTTCCCATTTTTCCGCAGGCTTATCGATGCATAGCCGTCTCTTTTGTCAATAAAGGACTTAATTATACTTCCTCGAACCCACTGGTTGTTAGTCGCCAGTCGTGGAATAGACCTTACTCTACCGTCTGATGAAATCTCGTAAAGCTGTTCGAACCCTAAAATAGGCAACCATCTCTCCATATCATTCAGCAGGCTCCTTCGCCTGTGGTTTACGTGTGATCAAATGCGCCAGCCCGACCAATCCCGCCCATGCCAGCACGATAGGCCAGAACATGGCCACAGCTATATTGCGGACATCATAATAGGCATTTGTCCGGGCCTCTCCCTCCTCGTTGGAGCATATCAGGAATAGGCCGGCGGCGGCTATTAAAAGGTAGAGGGTGGCGGTGGTGATGATCCAGATCATGAGTTTGGTATAGGTATTTTCAAAAGAAGACAAAGCCGTTTGTTGTACTGGCCAATGAGATCAAGCATTGACTCATGATGAATGTCTTTGGCCTTTTTAAGCCCTTGCGCAACTTGTTGCCTTTCGTCCAATGTTCTGATGACCTGTATCAGTGTTCTGTCGATTCGCTCATTGGCGATATCGTCAACCAAAGGCATAATGGGATGAATCGCTCCGCTACTCATATCTCGACTTTTTGTGGTGATGATTCAGATCGTTTCTTCAACTTTTTGTAAGTCTCGAAATTATCAAGCGTACTTTTATTCTCAATTGCACGGTTGAACGAGCCAAAGTCTCGCATATCCTCATCCGTCCACTTTCGATTCTCATCCATTTCCTCCTTTGCTTCCTTCGCTGCCGAGATAATGATCGATATCATTAATATAGCTGCAACTATCCAAAGTGGGGAAAGAATCCAAAGCCAAGTCCAGTGAATTGTACCAGAAACTTTAAGTACGGCAAACGTCATAAATACAATCGCTGCTGGACGCATTGTCGAATCCTTATTATTATTCATAACGAGACTTTTTTGGATACAACTTATTGAACACTGGCATTGACTTTTCTACCACACCGTCCGCCGTAGAAAACCACCGACGCCCCTGGATTTCCGGCCATTTGAACGGCTGCCGAATCTTTAGGTCCACCTGCTGGACCCCGTTAATCTTCGACACATGGACGTAGACTGTCTTGAGGCAGTAGCCATAAGGTTGATTCCAGCGGAGTCTTTCAAGTTTGGAAAGCATGGTCTTATGCATCAGCATGGGGCAATGGACGTCATAATTATTGCCCTGCGGAACGATCAGCCGGGTATTGGCGACGGTCTTTTGGTAATTGGATCCCCGGCCCAGGGAGTAGAATTTGGACAGCAACGGCACATCCCACGCGTATTGCTCCTCCCATGGTGCGATAAGGAAATGATCATCATTGGCGTATATGAATTCCTCGCCAGGGTACAGCAGGAGCTTCCTGAACATATTCGCCTCCCGCTGGTCATTCTGCATGATATCCTCAGCCGGGATATGCTCCACGTTCTTCACCCAGGCCGGTTTGGCGCCGATCAGAAAGACGCGATCCGGCTTCAGGTAGAGGTCAAATCCCCGAAGCGCAAAGCGTAAATCCAGGTAATCGTTATCAGTATGCTCTATCAGCGGGATGACCAAATCTGCCATGAAAATGATTGAATGCACAATTTTACGGAAAATTCGATCAAATTTTCACTTTTTATTGAAAGTTCAGGAAATATTGAAATCAACATTTTATATTCGTCCCGTGGATAACAACCGTAAGAAGGACATACCCAAGAAGTTAGTGGAATGCAGGTGCGGCAGCTGTGGCAGTTTGCTTGCCCGGGCCGCTATCGTCAACGGTATGGTAGAGCTGAAATGTGGCAAATGCGGAACCTTAAACACAATTTCCATACAGCCAGAGGGCCGCGCTGCATAGCGCCCAGATGAGCCCCAGCGCTTGTACATAACTAAAAAAGAACTCCAAAGAGGGTCAGCATCGTCTACGGGCGATGACTGGCCCTTTTCGCATTTATGGGCAATACATTAAAAGAAGCCAGCAATAAACTTATTCGGGGGATCACCTCGAAGTTTATCGGTGACCCTTATATCGCCCAGGCGGCGGTCCTGGTTCCTTCCCAATTCCGCGACTCTGCCGGCACGCCCAACTGGTTCTTTGGCCCCAACGGGATAGACTACAAGTTCATCTTCGACGGCCCTATGTCCGCCTCCAAGGCATACAAGGACTGCCCTCCTCTCGCGGCCATCATCAACCGTAAGGCTCAAGCGTACATCAATGGCAAGACCATGATGGTCAATACCAAGGGAAAAGAGGTTGATGGAGGGGATGCCAAGAAGATCATGCAGCTGCTGCGGCGCCCCAATCCGCTCCAATCCTGGAAACAGTTCGAGGCGCAGCAATACATCTATATCCAGTTGTTCGGGTTCTGCATCACGCTGCCGATCTACCCGGCAGGGTTTGAGATACTGAAGGACCCTAAGCAGGCCAGCTCGCTATGGAATATCCCTCCCTACATGATCAGCGCGGAGGAGACCAGTCGCATGTTCTTCAGGGCAAAAAGCCAGTCCGATATCCTCACTAAGATCGTGCTCAAGTATAAGGACCTGCACGAGGAAATACCCGTTGACAGCATCTTCTTTTTCAAGGACTTTACTCCGAATACAGACAGTGTCATCTTTCCGTCAAGCCGCGTACGCTCCCTGGCGATGCCTATCAACAATATTATCAGCGCGTACGAGTCGAGGAACGAGCTGATCAACTATGCGGGATCGCAAGGCATCCTAACGCCTGAGACCGATCAGGCTGGCGCTATTCCACTGAAAGAAGGAGAAAAGGACCAGATACAGGCCGATTTCCGGCGCCAATACGGGATCAAAAAAGGCCAATCACGCTACATCATATCGCCTGCCGCGCTGAAGTGGCAACCCATGGGCAAGCCTACCAAGGACCTCATGCTATTTGAAGAGATCACGGACGACATCATGCGTATCTGCGACGGTTACGTGTATCCTTCTCCGTTACTTAACAGTGACAAGGGGCCTTCAGTCAGCAATACCAAAGAGTATAAAGCCCAGGTATACCAGGATGCAATCATACCCGAAAGCCTGGATTATTACGAGCAATGGAACCGGTTCTTCAACCTGGAAGAATCCCCCATCACCCTCAAGAAGGATTACGAACACATTCCCGTCCTCAAGTCCGACCAGGTGGATGACGCTCAGGCCCGGTACTACCGAAGCCAATCACTCGAGATAGACTACCAAAACGATGTGATCACACTCAACCAATGGCGGGAGCAGATGGGTATTGATCAGACGCCCGATGGAGATGTGTACTACAGCCAATCCAACGCGGCGAAACAAAAACAGGAGCAGGAGGCGAATAGGCTCGCTGCTGCGCAAAACAACAACAATGGAAACCAAGAAGACCAAGGATAAAAAAGTTGACAAAGCCAAGCTCGAAGCTTCGAAGAAAGCCAAGGCAAAGGCTGTCGCTAACAATCAAATCATTCGAAAATGAAAACGCTCATCCCCGAGGGATTGAAAGGGAAAGACCTCTACCGCTATCTGGTGGCCAATAAAACCGCCATCATCCGGAAAAAAAAGTCTGTGATCAAGCGGACAGATGTCACGTTCTCGCCGCCGACCTTACTAAGCCCCGGCAAGATCACTACCAGTAAAGATGCGGGCGAAAGCGACGACGACCCAATGGATGGCAGCGGCGATGTGATCAGGGTGAAGGTTGTTGCCAACGCCGCGAACTGGTTCGATAGTCAACTGGACGTGCTATTGCCCGACTGCTGGAAAAAGTCCATCAAGGAGCGCGCGGGCATGATCCCTCACCTGCATGATCATATCCAGCAGATCGAAGCGAAGGTTGGCGAAGTGGAGAGCATCTACTCGCAGGACGTGAAGCTGAAAGACCTCGGACTTAATCAGCCGGGCGCGACACAGTGCCTCATTTTCGAGACGGATGTAATGAAGTCCTATAACGAAAAGGTCTTCAACCAGTACCGGTTGAAAAAGATCAACCAGCACTCTATAGGTCTTCGCTATGTCGGGCTCGATCTGGCGATCAACGATGAAGAAAGCGAAAAAGAGATGGACTTCTGGAATAAGTACTATCCACAAGTCATCAACAAAGATATGGTCGAAGAGTACGGCTTTTTTTGGGTGGTCTCCGAGATAGGCCTCCTGGAAAATAGCTGTGTTCTCTTCGGCGCCAATGAGCTCACGCCCACGCTTGAAACGGAGCCGGCAGACGCCACTCCGGGCAAGTCGACTACGCCGGCGTTCGACGCCATGAAAGCAATCTCCCAAACAAAATTTGTAAACTTTTAATTCACAAAAAATGACTCCCGAAGAATTAAAGGCGATTCAGGACCGTGTCAGCGAGGAGCTGAAGACGCGGTTCGAAAAGCAGGACGGGGAACTTAAATCCGCCGTCGAAGCCAAGGTCAATGCCGCCGTGGAACAACTCCAAAAAGGCATGATATCAAAGGATGATTATCAGAAGATGATCTCCGACGCATTGAAGGAATATGGCGAGAAAGCCACCAAGATTGAAGAGATTCTCCGCGATCAGGGCGACAAGATCAATGGCCTTCAGGAATCGATCAAGACCAACAAGACTGGTCTGACCGACATCAAGGAGCTGATCGAGCCGCACATTCCCAAGCTGAAGGAATTGTACCAGGCGGGGACTGGCTTCATTAAGATCAGTCTGAAAGCGGCTGGTGTCACCTCGATCGCCAATGGCATTCAGGCCATGACGTCTCCTCCCAACTCCCCGTATGCGCCCGGCATCAGCAACCAACCGCTGACGCTGTATGATATCATACGTAACCCTGCGTTCGTATCCAACTACGTGAACATGGGTTATACGGATCAGTCGCGTCTCGCGTGGATCAATGAAACGAGCCTGCAGGGTTTGCCGGCGCTCGTTGCTGAAGCTGGCTCCAAACCGCTGACCCAGCGTACATTCCAGGTCGAGTACAGCCAGGCCAAAAAGATCGCGGCTTATATTTCACTGACCGAGGAGTTCGATAAGGATCTTCCTTATCTCTCCACGGCCGTACGCAGGATGTTGCAGATGGACCTGGTCCGCGCATTCGACCTGCAAATACAGGCGGATGTGATCAGTAGCGCAACGCAGCTCAGCTTCACTACGCAGCTTGGACCCAATAACCTGACCCTGGCGCCGCTGAAGAATCAAATCTTCGACGCGACGCTGTGGGATGGCCTGTTCGCTATGGGTACGGCTGTTCGTCTGGCCAACTTCATCCCTAACGTATCGCTGGTTAACCCGATCACGTACGCCAAGCTGGTGATGTCGAAAGATACCTACGGCCGGTACAACATCCCTCCTGCTGAGCTCAGCAACCAGGTGAACCCGCAACAGGGTAACAACGTGACGGCCGACTGGTCGCTCGTGGGTGATCTGAAACAATTCAACACCGATATCTATGAAGATTTCGTGTTGAAGATGGGCTGGATCAACGACGACCTGATCAAGAACCAGTTTACGATCGTATCGGAGGTTCGTTTCCACGACTACATCAGTAATGCGAGGAAGCAGGCCATCATGTATGCGAACTGTAAATGGATCGCTGAGCAGCTTAACGGCGGTAGCGCATTCCCGATCGGCAGCTAATTCGTGAGCATCAACGCATCATAACCCATGAGTCTTATAAACGCATCATATTTCGTAGGGCCGCTGACAATCGCTCAGCTGGGTCAGCCTGCGGTGGCGGACAACCTCAACTTGTTCATCAACCGGGCGGAACCACAGATATTGGAAGCGGCCCTGGGATATGATTTGTGGCAGGACTTCATGACAGGATTACAACAGCCGGTCATTGACCAGAAATGGCTCAACCTGCGGGACGGCGTCACCTTTAAATCCATCAGCAGCTGGCCGGGTTGGTTCTGGGGCTTCACGTGGTTCAACCGGTATTACTGGCTGAACTCGCAACGCTCTATGCACTTTCCCGGCTTTGCGGCGCCGCTCAGCTTCACTTCGCCGGTATTGACCTCTCCGCAATTGGTCCTTACGGCCGGCGGCGGTACGGGCAATCCGATACCGGGGCAGAACAGCTTCACGCTGGCTGCGCTGGCTGGTTCCGTCTTCTCGCTGGAAAGACGGGGCGTCGGAACGATGATCCAGGGCGTGGATTATCAGCTCTCGAATGCCGGGCAAACGATCACCCTGTTAAAACCAGGGGATGTGTTTGGTAGCGGGGAGATATTCATCGTCCGGTTCATCCAAGCCAGTGTTTCAGGCCTTCCATCCGCATCGTACGTCAGCCCAATTGCGGGGTATGTGTATTACATGTGGGTGAGAGACCAAAGGACCATGAATACAGGAGTGGGTGTTGTCAAGGGAAAGCCCGAAAACGCGGACCCTTACAATCCCTCCTGGAGAATGGCCGATGCCTGGAATCAGATGGCGCTGGACATCTTCAAGCTGTGGCAATATCTGGAAGCGACATGGTACAGCGACCCAACGGTGTATCCAAGCTACGACAGGACAAAGATTGATTACGCTTTCTTTCAACCGATGAACACGTTCGGCATATGACAACCCAGCCAGTATATATCGTCGATATCGTTGAGGCAATTGTCGCCAAGGTCAGGGCAAACGTTCTGGCCAAGATCATCGCCAACGAGACGGCGGTTCTAGGGCAGAGCGGGATCACGACCATCAACTACCAGTATGGTCACTTCCGGGAGTTGCTGGAGACGCTGGCCCAATGGGACGCAAACGTAACATTGCGAGCACAGAAATACCCACTGGTTTACCTGGTTACCGACTTCAAAGAGAAGCGAGGACGACAAGCCGGTGTCTATGCCGACACGAATTTGCGGGTCATTGTCTGTCACCAAACTGATCCCACTTACAAGTCCACGGATAGGAAAGCTAAAGTCTTTGCCCCTGTTCTATACCCGATCTACCTTGAATTGATCGAACAGTTCGCCAAAAGCGATATGACCATGGCCGGCTCTGCCGATCTGGTCTTACACGACAAAACAGATAGATATTACTGGGGCACGAGTACGATGGGCGGCAATGTTGCAACCTCTCTCAATGATTACGTTGATGCAATCGAGATAGAAAACCTTCAAGCAAAATTTGATTATCAACCCTGCTTCCCGTAAGCAGACAAAGACAATACTATGGCATCTGTTCATCAATTAAACTGCGCTACCAACCGAAAAAATGTTGGGTATGGCGCCGGTTGCCCGATGGATTGGAAGATTATCGCCGGGGCGTTCATCTGGGACCAACCCAAGGTGTTCAGCGCGGCGGAGCTTGTCAATCTTCAGGTAACCTTACAGAACCTTGCATACAGCGATACCGTGGCCAACCGCATGTATCCTATCAGCAAGTTCCTGAACCCTCAGGACAACTCTGAGGATCCTGTCATCCAAACATTCGCCGATGGCTACAAAGCCAAAGTTCGCGACGGCGTCATGGACTGGAAGTTCGACTTCACGGCAGGCGGGTTTCCGTTACTTCAGGCATTACGTACGCACAACGGCAACTCCACGGTATACGCCCTGTTCTATGACAAGAACAACAATATACTGGGTTACAACAATGCCGGCAACCTGGCCGCAATACCGATGCAGGTGTTCGATGCCGAGGTCTGGAAAATGAATACAGGTCAGGCGACAGCTGTGTACCGCGTACACTTCATTTTCGATCCGTACTACGGTACCGACTTCGCCGAGTACCTGAATGCTGGCTTTGACCTGTCCCAGATCGTGGGTCTGCAGGATATCCGCCCGATCGTCAATGGTTTCAACCAGGCGACCGGTATGGCGAACCTGACCTTCCTTACCGAGAATGGCGGTTCTAACCTGTATGATGTATACAGTGCGGATTTTGTAGCGGCGATCTTCCAGGCTACCAATGCGTCGACCGGAGGTGATATTGCTATCACAACCGTTACGCCGCTGGCCGGCAACAAAACATTCAACATCCAGCTGAACCACGCCGATCCGGATTGGCCCAGCGATAACAACGTCATACTCGGCTTCAAAGCCCCGTCTGTCCTGTCAGCAAATGGTCTTGTCGGTTTCGCCGGCGAGTCTGTCTACCTGCAGGTGACCAGCTCATAACATCATATTGAATAACCGGGCCAGTCAAATGGCTGGCCCTTATTTACACACTATGAATTTTCACGGTATATCTTTTAACGAGGATTGGGTCAGGAGCATGGATGAGGACGAGTTTGTCGGCAGTTCGCTGAACGACAATCATTGGAAGGACCCCGCGAACCGATGCGACGAGCCAACGAGGAAAGCACGGCTGGGAGAACTATGGCGTCTACTCAATCCTAAAAAGGTCACACATGCGAACGATCAACAGTCTGCTGCAGGCCTGCTCAAAAGTGGATCTGCCTTTCCTGGTGGAGAACTCGCTGATAGAAACGGCGACGGAATACACGGACCTGCAACGGGAGCAAATGTTCTCGGGGATATTGTCGGACGGGAAGGAAATACAGCGGATCGGCGCGAAGTACAAAGGTTATTCACCCAGGACGATTCGAGAGAAGCAGAAAAAGGGACAACCTACTGACCGGATCACGCTAAAGGATACCGGAGACTTCTACTTCGAAATCTTCGCTGACCCCCGTAGTGATGGTATTGTGGTTGGCAGTGCGGACAGCAAGTCGGAGAAGCTGCAGGAGGATTATGGGGAGAATATATTCGGCCTGTCCGATAAGCCAAAGCAGGAATATGTGAACGTTGTTCGCCCTGAATTGATAGGGCAACTGGAAACACAATTGAATAAAAGATGAGCATATGCGCCACCTGTGGGGATTCTGGAAAAGTAAAGTCAGCACAGCTGGACGGGATGCGCGATCAAGCCAAAACCAAAGCCATTGAGCAAGCTCAACCACAAGCGATTTGCAAGGAAGAAGTCGACGGAACTCTCTTTATCCGCCCAGCCGCTGAAGCCATCCAACAACGGTTCCTCATCGTGGACATTGTATCAGGACTGTAGGATAGAATTGGATCGTTTTATTGATGTGCTGAATCATAAAGAGTACCACCGGCTCATCATATCGGGCAATCCTCCGCTGGAGGCACTACGGGAGGCCTGGGACAACATATATGTTCAGTACTGCGAGCTGCAAAGTGACGGCACCTATAACGAGCTACTGGAAAAGGGCAAAGATATCCAGGTGCTGAACGGCCGGATCACTCTAATCGATGGCATTGTCAAGCACCTCCGACTATCCTATGATGAAACATTGGTGAAGGTATTGCGAGATATGGCGATTCCCTGCGACCTGTTCAGAAACGATCCGGACGCTGATATCAAACTGAAAAAAGTCCTTGCCTGGGGAAAAAGACTGGTGGTCCAGCTGGACATAGCTCGTAAGGAATTGGAGAAGGCCCAGGCAGAGAAGCGGCAGGAAGTGGGAGAAGATTACTTCGATGACTGGTTGATGGCGCTTAGTAAAGCATATGGCTACGCGGTGAAGGCTAAAGACATCACTGTAGCGCAATTCTGCAAAGCGATCAAAAAATTGAATAAAGAAGCGGAAAAACAAGCAAATGGCAGTAGAACGCATTGATAGCATCCTCAACATGCCGGCTATTGAGGCGGAATTCAACGCTTTAAAAGCCGGTCTTGTAGATAGCCAAAAAGGGCTGACGCAGCTTTATGACCTCATTAAATCGTTCAAGGATACGACAATATCCAATCTTGCCGCGAATTCAGAAAAGCTTGGTCAGGCGATCAATGGAACAGTGGACAGAACCGCTAAAGCAGCCGCCGCATTTGAATCGCTGACGCAGAAGATTGCCGCGCAGACGGCCGCCGTTCGTGATGGGATCGTTGCCTCCGCCGGCCAATCCGCCGCATACGACCAGTTGATCAAACAGGCGGTACGCAATAAGATTGCCCAACAGGAGCTTGCCCAGTCAGCCAAAGAAGTAAAGGCCGCCTACGACCGCGGTGAGACCACCATTGATCAATATACGGCTTCCCTCGAAAGCATACAGGAGGCGCAGCACCGGTTGAAGATATCTAACCAGGATATTACGAAAGGACTCAACAACATGGAGAAGCAGGCGCAGTCTTCCGGCACGTCCATTGACGGATTGAAGGCAAAGCTGAACCTGCTCACACAGGCCTATGATAAGCTCAGCGAAGAAGAACGGAAGTCGGAAAGTGGGCAGTCTTTATTGAAGAACATCCAAGAAACAGACGCCGCCTACAAAAAGCTGAAAGAAGATACCGGCCGCTTTCAGGATAGTGTAGGTAATTATAAAGGCGCGTTTAAAGAAGCTTTCGAAGTCCTGAAGAAAGAACTGCAGCAGGTCAACCAGGAGATGGGCAACTTGGAGAAGAAGGGAGCTACAGTTGTCAACAACCTGACCGGTGGTGGTAAAATAGGATTTGATCCTAATCGTCATAAGGGTGATGTGACCAACTTTACAAAGGCGGGTGGCGATAGCGTAAATATTGCGGCCGGCGATGCTGCCGCATATGGCCAATTATCCCAAAAGCATGAGTTGCTTAACAAGCTTGTCCAGCAGACCACAATTGGTTTTAAGACAAGCCGCCAAGAATCCCGCGCCTTCCAGGAGGCGGCTGTCCAGTTGGGACTTTCGGTTGGTCAGACCGATGAGAAGTTTCTGGAATTCAACAAGGCGGTCGGTGAAGCGCAGAACGGGATCAACGACCTGAAGGCGGCGGCCAAATTCCAGGCGCAGGACGCCAAGTTCTTCGTAGGGCTGGTGTCTGCAGTGAACGGTCTGGTGGGTGCTTTCGGTGCAGCGCAGGCGGCAGCCGGACTTTTCTCCGACGAATCAGAGGAAAGCCAAAAGCAGATGCAGAAGCTACAGCAGCTGCTCGTACTGATCACTGGCTTACAGCAGATAGCCAACACGGTTCAGGAAGAATCGGGCGCCGTTCAGTTGGTGTTGGCCGCTCGTATGAACCTGACGAATGCCGCACGGCGCGTACAAACCCTCCTGACTACGCAAGCTATAGCTGTAGTCACGGCAGATACAGCAGCGAACGAAGCCAATGCAATCAGCCAGGAGCAAATGGCTGCCGGCGCCGGCGAAGCTGCGGTCGCTTTGGAAGCGGAGGCTGCTGCTACGACAGAGGCTGCGGTTGCCACTACGGGGCTTTCAACGGCGCTGATAGCCACGGGCATCGGTGCTATTATACTTGCAATAGGTGCCGCTATTGTGTACTTGGTGAGTAAAATACCTGGATGGTTGCAGGGATCAAAGCTCACGATCAAACAACAGGAAGAGTTGGCGGATGCCCTTAAAGGCGCCAACCAGGCAATCATTGACCAGACGGAGTTTATTGACAGGCTGGACCAGTCTACGCAAAACTACTATAAAAATCAGTTAGGGCTGTCGCAGGCTGCCGGACAAAACCAGTACAGGCAATTTGCGCTGGAGATGGAACTGGCCAAGGCGCAGAAAGAATCTGCCCAGGAGCGTATCAAAGATCTCGGCGCTACCAATGCGCAGCAATCCGAGCTTGCCAGTACGATACAGAATCTCACAAGCCAACAGACTGAATACTATAATATTCTTCGAAAGCTCAATGCCATTCCTAAAAAGGATTTGACCAAGGATCAGGAGCGTGAGATTACCGGCGCGCAAAACAATCTGAACCTTCTACAAAAAAGAATTGACGCTATAAAGGGGCTGTATGACGCTGGCGACAAAGCCCGACAGGATTCGTTTGCAGCCGACCAAAAGATGGGACAGCTCGATCTGCAACTGCAAAAGTTTACCTCTGATGAAGAAAGGAAGATAGAATTTGAGTCAGCTAAGGCGCGTATCGAGCTGGTCAAAGATCGTAATCAGCGTATCCTGAATGACGACGCATCCACTTTAAAGCAGCGGCTGTCGGCACTACGCGAGCTGCGTGATCAGGAAAAGGCATCTGCTCAGAATGACTATAACAATGTCGCCAATGACCCGAACGCAACGGTCAGACAAGTTGAGGTAGCCCAAATACAGCTCAATGCGGCCCGCGCCAAAGCTGAAGGCGACTATCAGGAGAAGACCCAAAAGCTCCGCCGGGAATACTACGAGCGCGACCGGGATGCAAGGTTTGAGATATATAAAACCTCAGTTGATGAATCTCTCAAATACGAACAGGAAATTCTATCAAAAAAAGTTGGTAGCGAGCCCGATCAGGTTGGCGGCGATCAAAAGGTTCAGGCATTGTCCCGACAGTTGGAGCTCAATAAACAACTCATCGAGCAGGAAAGGCAGCGGGAGTTGGATCAGGAAAAGTTTAAGGCGAATGATAAGGCGACCAACGATGAAAAATTAGCGATCAATCGCAAGTACGATTCACAGCTTCGTCAGTTGGATGAGTCTTATCTGAAGGATCAGCGGGCACTCAATATCGAGATCAGGGACGCAACGATCGCCGACTGGGATAAATATTATGAGGCACGAGATATTCAATTAGATGAAGAAACCAATCACGAACTCGATGCTTTAAATGAACGCCTTTCGAAAAAGAGAATTTCGGAAGATAAATACAATGCCGAACGGACAAGGATTGAAGATGAGAGCCTGGTGAAGTCGTTAGAATTACAGGTCCAGAACGACTATCTGAAAGTACAATCATACGAAAAAGGTACAAAGGCACGATTGGACGCTGAAAAGAAGCTCCAGGAAGATTTGCGCCGCCTGAATGATGCGAGAAAGAAGCAGCAGCAAGATGAAATAAGTGAAGAGCTCGCCTCCCTCCGCAAAACCTTTCAGGAAATTGATTCGGAAAGTAAGAATTACGCACAAGCAACCATTGATTTATTGGACATAGGTTATAACAAAAGGAAGGCTCAAATAGAAGAGCTTGAAGCATCTCAGCAAAAAGCTTACGAAAATGAAGCGTCTAATATTAGAAATAGCACTGCAAATGAAGAACAAAAGGCAATTCGATTAAAATTATTGGAGAGCCAGCGCCAAACTCAGAAAGATGCAAATGATCGAAAACAGCGCCAAGCTGATATTCAAAAGGCTCAATTCGATAAGGCAAGGGATATACTGGGCATCATAACTGGAACAGCATTGGCGGTTGTGAAAGCTCTACCGAATGTAGCTCTTGCCATATCCGTCGGAGCGCTCGGTGCGGCTGAGCTCGTCGCTGCCATCGCCACCCCACTACCACACTACGCCAAAGGTACGGAGGACCATCCGGGCGGTGACGCTGTCGTGGGTGACGCCTACAAATCAGAGCTCATCCTGGAGCCCGGCAAATCTCCCCGCTGGTCCGCCAGTGTGCCAACGGTAGAAAGCCTACTCCCGCATACCAAGGTTATACCTCCTGAAGAGATAAACCGCTGGATCCACTCCGGCATGATGGTTAATCAGCAGGGCGTGCTCGTAATGGCAAATGACAACAAAAAGGAGCTCCGTGAAATAAAGGAGGCTATCGTCTGGCAGACACAGCGATTTGAAGCGGCGTCTGCTCGCAATAAATCAAGGACTGTTATTCAGAACCGTATTGATACCACATGGGGTCAGTACATCCAAAACGAAGTGTTTAGGTAATGGGAATTATGCGACAATATTGGCTTTTCTTCCTGCAAGATGCAGTGACCGGGTTGTGCTTTTACATCGATGTAAACGGCGTGATTCAGAAAGGCAACCCCATTACCCAGCAGTTGCAGCTGCCGCAATCCCCCGGCGGATGGGATGGCATACAGCTTTCGTTCGGCAGGTCCTCCCATTACTGGGGGATCAACCGGACATTTACCATCCCTTTAAAGTTCATCGGGGATGGCGCTACGATCATCCGCAATCGGTTTTACACCGGCAAAGGGGTCGAGGAGCCCATCAACCTGGTGATCCTAAAGTGGGATGACATCAATGGATATTATGGCCTGTATTATAGCGGACGGCTGGACCTGACCAAGATCGATGACCAGGTGGCGGAGGGTGTCACAGTGAACATCATGGAGGGCGGTGCTGTACAGTTCCTAAAGGCTTTTGAAAACAGTACCATACCGATCCCATTGGATGGGTCCATCCCGGAGAACATAAAGATCAATGCTGATGGCATCCTTTTCAACGACACGTTCCACTATCAGATCATCCCAGTAGAAAATAACGGCGGTAGCAACGCCACCTTACCGTGCGCCTTTTTGTCGAATGATGGAGATAATATCGGTATCGCGAAGGCTACCAGTGTCTCATTCGATGATTTCGCATTATCTCCTCCGAACTACCTTCAAGTAAGCAGCAATTTTTTATTTTCTTCCGAGATCGCCACCAGCGTCAGGATCAAAGGGAATATAGTTATCAAGCCTGCTAACCCTTCGACAATCCCGTTCGCTTTGTTTGCTACCAGCAACCTGTCAGAGATCATCGGCGTGGGCCCGGACAGAACACATTCATGGAGCTTGGTACCAGGGACAACACACTATTATGACCTGATCAATATCAGCGGCCAAACGGTCCTTTATTTTGACCGGGTGGTGCCGCTGGAAGCAAAGGAAAGACTTTTCCTTGTCTTCGCGTCCGGCTTTGCGGATCATCATTGCCAGATCATTGGAGGCTCTTTCTCAATGTCATTCAGTAGCAGGTATAAGGCGTCACGCGTATGGGCGATTAAGCCGTATGACGCTGGCGCGTGGCTATTCAGCAAACTCAATGATTTGTCGACTGCATATGGATTACCCAGTGCATTCGGCTTTGACAGCAACCTGCTAAAGGAGAAGCAAAATCTTGTATTGACCTCTGGCGATGCCGCCCGCGCCAGCACAGATCCTAATTATTACCAGTACTTCAATCAGGCGACACTCAACCCGACAAACCCCAATAATCAGAACTATACCCAGTTTGCTTTCATCGGACCCGCATTAAAGTTGAATATCGTAACCCTGTTCGATGGCTATAATCCCATCTTAAATGCTTCCCTAAGCAACCAGCAGTTGGGCACCGCGCCGGAAAGCATATTCCTGGAAAGGAAGGGATACGTTTTTGATCCATCAGTCATCACTATGATGCTGGAAAAGATCAGCAATTTCAATGTTAATGTTGCGCTGGACTATTACTGGAACTGGTTAAAGATCGGGTATAAGCCCAACGATTACGATGAGAAGGCCGGAAAATATGAGTATAATAACACGAATCAGTACCAGGCGCCTATCCGGAGCATCGCAAAAACATTGGAACTGATCAGCGCGTTTCGGGCCGATAGCTACGGGTTTGAGTACACCCGGTACAACACGCAAGGCGGAAAGTCCACAACATTCAATAACTCTGACAATAGTATATGGGTACTTAACGCAGATTTCAGTTCTTTCTTTTATGACTTTTATAAAGCGCAGTTTAACGCTGCATTGTTCGACCCTTCTCAAACGACCAATGAAGATCAAAAGTTAACGGTCAATAAAAAGTACCAGCCTGTCTATATAGACGATTTGGATGGTGATTATTTCTACACCACCACCGACAGTAGCATTCTCATGCTAAACCAGCCATTGGTCAACGCGTCGACCAATTTAAGAACAACATTCGATCTGCTTCTTAACGGACTGCCTGGCGATAGCGCCAAGGTGACATTCTGGATCAATGGCGCGGTTAAAAAGTCGTGGACAGGTGTAATCTCGGGAGTGAACACTCCATTCAGCGTCGATGAACCCGATGCGTGGTTTGCCAACACAGGCGATGTGATATACTATACCATTGATACAACTGGCACCTGCACAGTTAGTATATCTGACTTCCGACTTATTGTTGGTATCGGCTATTTTACCGCTGAGTCCACCGGCGCCAGCACGATACCGGCAGGATCTACTCAGCAGCTGGTAGACCTCCCTTTGATAACATCTACGCTGGTGTCTGGGCTGCCGGTAGTCTCCTACGGGTTCCAATACTTCCGGTTCCTTTCGACTATCGGAAACAAGGATTTTGACTGGACGGCCGGGATATCTGCCTATGTACAGGGCTCCGCAGGGCAGTCTGCAACATTCGACGTTTGGCGCAACGGCATCAACCTGGGCTCGTTCACATATAACGCCACGACAGGCCTGGTGCGGCAGAATTCCCCCGTCGGTGATGTGCTGACACCGAACCTTACGGGAACAATTACGTTCGCGCTTTATGACATCATATGGATCACAGCCTCAGCAACCAATGCGACAGTCTGGATATCTAATATCGACCTGACTTTTACTTCCAAATCTGTCAAGGTATACAATCTATTGAGGCCTGCATATTCCAATGTCGCAGGCATCCCCAATCCGGAAACCGCCTTCAATATAGAAGACCTCACGCCGGCGCGCATGCTTAAAGCCAACAGTTCGTTGCTAAAATCCACACTGTACAACCTCTCGCCGAACATGCTGACTTTCCAGACAGCAGACAAAAACCAGTTCCTATCCACTACCTTGGATGGCGTGACCGTCACCGAGCGGGCCAGCATCGACCTGCACGATATGGATGATCCGCTGTTCATCCCGCTGATCTTTGAATTCGACACGGAGGTGCCGATCAATTTCGCGGATCTCATGAATGCTTCCGCTAATGGCCACATCGAATTCATCTACAAAAACAAATCATTCTATGGCTTCCCGCTGCAGGTGACCGCCAAACCTGCCATGAACGAAAGCCAGACCTGGAAACTTCTTTGCTCACCCAAAACGAACCTTTCCGATCTGGTGGACCTGGATTGGGACGGGCTTAACCCACTTATGCCGCTTGACATCTCGGTACCATTCATCTGTCCGGTGCATGTGGTACCGCTGGGCTTCACCAAAGACCCAGTATACCACAACAACATGATGGACCAGGACTGGTTTGTCAACCGCATCCAGGCATGGATAGATAAGTCGAACTACTTCTCGCCATGGCAAAGCAATGAAGTTATTCCGCTACAGATCAGGACTGGAAACCTATCGCCATTCACCGTGCAGATATTGGATTATAAGGGCACACCTGTCGGTTCACCCATCAACATCCCTTCCATAACGGACCCGTCGGTATTGGCGCCACAGCTTATTTTCCAAGGTGACGTTCCATTGACGGCTCTGAGCGGGAAGTATTATATGCTATGGTCGATCGGTACCGGGGAGGGAACAGGATATTTCATCACTGAAGGCATTGAGGTGCGCGATGACTGGGGGTGCAATACCCTTCGGTTCGATTATTCGAATAGTAGGAACAAACTCGCCACGGTGTTCACCTCCGATTATCGACCCTGCTTTCGTGTGCACGGACAGATCAACCGGTATACGCCGAAGACGAAGTTCACCACGTTCGTAGACCAGCCGCAAGACATCGACCTGCTGAACGCGATTCCTTACGATACCTGGAAGCTTGAGATCGGACGCGGCTCGGGTGTACCCGACTATATCATGCGCAAGATCGACAGGATTATGGCTTTGGATACCGTACTCATAGAAGGAGATCAGTACACCCGAGATGCCGACGCGCAGTGGGAACCACAGACAACACCCGGGCAGCCCAAGGCATATATGACACTGGATATCCGCCGGGCGCAAAATGCGGACGCCATCACCTTGAATACCTCCGGCCAGCTGACAACAGAACAACAGGCAGGGTACACGGTGAATGCCCGTGCCTTTGGAAATAACCTTGGACAAGACCTTGTATACGTATCAAATAGCTGATTATGAACTTAAAAATATACCAGGAGACAAAGCCCGTCAGTGGATCCAATTGGCTCGTGGCTTCGATCTACGACCCTGCCGCACCGGCTATTGTCGTGGCGCAATATGCATTTCCTAAGCCCTATACAGGTCAGACGCAGCTGGTTCACTTCGATGGGATCGACGATATTGTATATACCTATATCTGCTGGGAATCGGCCACTACGGCCCCCGGCGGGACATCCCGCAACAACTTTGAGATCCAGCCCTCGAACAATGCGTTTAATGTGCGAGAAGACCTGTTCCTCCAAGCGGATGTAACGCCAGGATTCAACAGCAATACGAATTCATACACCGACAGTTCACTTGTGGGCTGGGACTGGTATTATGAACGAATACCGCTGGGTACCCAGCAGCCCGATGTAGATTATTCAAAAATAAAGGCTTCGGTACCGGTCGGCATCAGCGATACGACGGCTGATGGTTTTGAATTACTTCAGCCAAGTGACGTTTTTGGTACAAACGAAAAAGGGGTTATCCACTTTTATCCGCAGGAGGCTGCGAGTTCATCTGCACCGACAGCCAAACTCATTTCCTCGACGGTTATCCTCACTAATAATACAATCCTAGACGGAACCGCCATCGGCAAAAGCTATCTACTGCAAGGGTCCGGAGGATATTTCGAAGTGACGCTGCCCGACCTAAGCGTGGTTGCGGATGGAAAGCCTATTTTCTTTATGAGTTCCGGAGGCTCTCATATCAATGTCGGCATCAAATGCTTTGGCTCTCAGTCGTTTCAGTGGTTGGGGTCCCCTGCTACCAAAATTTGGCTGGCGCAGGATGAGCAGATGATGATCTACAAACTGACTTACCCGGACACCTCCTTTAAATGGCTGGTGGTGCAGATTAGTGATACGGTTCGACAGGTCGGAGAAATAGTCCTGAGCTATAACAAAACGCCACAAAACACCCTCTTTTGTGATGGTAATCAGGCGCTTTCCCGACAAAACTATTCGCGTCTTTGGAACTATATCGACAATATTATTGATAACGACTGTGTGGTAACTGGCGCTCAGTGGGGGCATACGTTCGGGCCGGTGGACGGCAATACATATTTCGATAATAAAGGGAAGTTCTCGACGGGAGACGGGTCGTCGACATTTGGAATCCCCCTGCTTTATCAATACGGCTTTCTTCGCTTTGTCCAGGGTTCCACCAGCCTGAACAAGGCCGGTCGCCTTGAAATAGGTATTATGATTGATCACAGTCACCAGACACTGACCGGCTTATTCATGGGTCATACGCCATTCGTTCCGTTTGGGAAGGGTCCTATAATATGGGGCGGTGGGTACAATGCAACGCACAATCAGGAAACGGATTTGACAGGAGATATATATAACCGGCCAGGGGCGGGAAATTCGGGATCATTGGTGACCCGTATCGGGAATGAAGTGCGACCGGATAATACTGGAATTTATGCCTCGATACGCTTTTAAGTAAGGGGAAAACCGTACTTTTAATTTCAAATGTTTCTGAAAGTTTTGAAATAAAAATAGACGATATGAAAAACGGCATCGGGCCGGCGCGGAAGACTTTCCGGGATAGATACCTGGCAGTCATCACAGCGTTGGTTCTCCTTCTTTGCTCCACGGTGGGCCATGCACAGATCTTCAAGAACCCAAACCCGGGTCTTTTTGGTGTCACCAATACCCGAGGAGACTTCGATAGCGTGCTATATTTTCCTACGGGCTGCGGAGCGCCTTCAGGAATCGCATCGCTCCAAAGCGTTGGCTTTGGAAATGGTGAAAAGAAAAGAAAGGCGGCCATCTTCGCTGACACCTGTGGTCATAGCGTTTATTGGTTTGATTGGAGCGATACTACATGGAAGCAGTTCGGATCCGGCTCCAGCGGTTCCGACTCCGGCATAGTCAACGGCCTCTGGATAACCGTAGACAGGAATACTGCAACATTCCGGCGTGTGAATTCAGATAGCGCAGGCATGGCGTCCTACTTTCTTCGGCGTAAGGATAGTGGGGTATATTTTATAACGCCCAAGCGGCTGGCTGATACGGCGGCCACATTGCGCGGTCTGATCTCATCCGGGTTCGACTCTACCACTTCGCAGGGTGGCGGCTTCCATACACAAGCCTATAATGACGCCAGGTACAAACGGCTTGTAGATAGCCTGATCAGTACCGGATCGTACGCAACGATAGGCAGGTTATACAAAGTAGCGGACAGCCTTTCAGCTTTGGCAGACACGACTATCAACCGATCCACCGGCGCCACCGGCCTCCCGATATTTACGCAATACAATGTTGGAAAGGTTTACGGGTTGAACTTTCCGCTAATCAGAGATACTAGTCTTTCTACAAGCAGATATGCGCCGGATAGTGCCTTTGTAATAGCCACGCACGATACTACTTCGCCTAATGCACTGGCGTCTAAAGCGCAGGTAGACACCGCTAAAAATAATATCCGTAATGGAATAAAACAAGCAGACTGGACACAAGCGACCACAACAGACCCGTCGTATATTAAGAATAAGCCTGCTCTTGGCACAGCAGCCGCTAAGAATGTTCCATCTGTAGGCGTTGATGCAACAACGACCCAGGTCGTCATGGGGGATGATAGCAGATTAACAAATTCACGGTCGCCTTCAGGCGTAGCGGGCGGTGTTCTAAACGGTAATTACCCAAGCCCTGGCATGGCTAATGGAGTCGTGGGAAATTCGCAGATGGCGAACATGGCTGCGGGTTCTGTCAAGGGAAACACGTCTGGTAGTTCGGCAACTCCGATGGATGTTTCATTTTCTACGCTTGCGGCAGCTTTACAGTCGTATATATCTTTCCCCTCAATTCTTCATCGTTATAACGTAGTAGACTATGGAGCGGATACTACCGGAGCAAATGCGAATGCGACGCAACGTGGTATCAATAAATGCATAGCCGCCGCAATGGCAAGCCCGTACCCTGCTTGCGTCACTTTTCCCTCCGGAGCTTATTCCATTGACAGCGCCTTGATACCCATCACGAAGACGATTTCCATAGAGGGATATAACGCTTACATCAAGTGTTCAAATACCAACAGCTTTACAATCTTCTCTATCCAGACAGATTCATTCAACATGAGGGGTATAAAGTTAATAGGTAACACGAGGGCGCAAAAAGGGATTGAGATCGATGGGCATAAGTATTTTTCTATCAGTTTTGTTACCGTTGCTACGCTCAATGTGGGCATCAGGTTCGTGCGCACCAGCAATACCTTTAATGCGGGCGACCTCAATGCGCCATACGGTTTTGATTGCAACACGGGCCTTCAGTCTGACACGCTTGGAGAGTATGTGACTGTAAGAGGCGGCCTATTCGAAAGAAATCTCATAGCAGTCCTAAACGACGGCGGGAATAACAAATACATCGGCCTGAATGCCAACAATAATACGACGGCTTTCAAATTTACCGGCGGCAGCAATAATGGCCATGGTATAGTAGACGGTTGCGCTGGGAACCATAATGCCCATTCCATTGACGCAAACGGGGTATATTTCGGTTACACGATCAACTCTTCTCATTTCTACGAGGGCGATATGGTCTTTCGAAAATGCGCAAACTTCAGATTTACCGGGCAGTGTGTAATTGGCGCCAGTTCAATTACTATAGACCAGTGTGCTAATATGGACTTCAGGGGCTGTATGCGCGACCCGACCTTTGGCACAACGATTATCCTGACTGGCAATTTCAACAAGCCGTTATGGGGAGATAACATGGGTGCAGCTGCAACAACAGTGGTCACGCCGACCGGAACGGTCAGTCCACTCGTAGACTCATTGGGCGGATTTCCGTATAGGTCGCCTCTTACTTCAGACACCTTGGATCTTGGTATTGCCCGCTGGCAATATAAGAGTCTTTCAGCCGATGATACCATAAAAAGTGTCATACATGGTACGGCAGGCCGCACATACAGACTGGAAGTCCAGGCTAACGGTCATAATATGGTATTCCTGGACAATGCAAAAATTGATGGAACTTTCAATCCCTCCGCCCCGCTGAATGTGTATTACATAGAAGTTATAGATGACGGTCCTGATCAGCGGTTCATAGTGAGAGTGACCCAGCCTGGTATATTGGTATCCCGGCCAACCACAACCGTTGGTTACGGAAGAGCGACAGGTACCGCAACGACAACAGGAGGCGTATTGAGCAAAACCGGGCCGGATGGCCTCGCCTTCACAGTTTGGGGTGTTCCTGATAAGGCGCTTGGATCGGGTGACGGATATTTCAGCTGTCAGGCGATATCCACTTACGGCAATATCATCTTTGGTCTGTCAAAGACCGCGAGCCAGAACAGCTACAATACAATCGACTACGGCATCTACTTTTTCGGATCATCGGGCGGCGCGAATAATATCAACATTGCCGAAAACGGAACGCTGATCTCTTCGGGGTTGGGCGGCACAAACTGGTCCACAAATGACTCTTTCAGGGTGAAGGTTACCGGTACAACAGTGACGTATGAAAAGTATTCGGCAGGAGCCTGGAATGTATTCTATACGTCTACACATGCCGTGACAGCATATCCGCTGATCCCGCAGGCCGCCATCCGGGCATTGACAACATTCACCAATCCCCGCATTATAGGGGCTGGGGTTATCAATAATCTGCAATCAAACTTCGCCGTTCAATATGCGGATGGGATCAACGCAACAGCTTCGGCGGGTGGCTCATCATACTATCAGACGGTACAATCGAATGGAACGAATCAAACGCAGCGGGCGAAGTTGAATTACAGTAGTCAGTTTACGACAACCGACAACAGCGGCAACAACTCAACAGATATTTCCCTGACCAGCGTAACAACGCAATTGCCTGGAGATAACAGCACCAAGCCAGCGAGTACTGCCTATGTGGATGCAGCTGTCTCCGCTGTATCTGGCACTGGCACCTCGAACTATTTTATAGCGACAGGAACGGGTACCAACCATGTATCAAGCGTGACAGTCGATACCTGCTATTATATCAGAGTGGGTAATGTGGTCATGGTAGATGGCGGAGCAACCGTAACAGCTTCAGCAACGGGCGGAGGGGCAACCTTTGAAATCACTTTGCCTATCGCCTCAAATATGGGCACCCAATCTTTACATGGAGAGGCAACCAGTAATGACGGCCTATCATACGGAATAGTAATCTCGGCAAGCGCGACAACAGGTAAGGCGCAGCTTGCGTATGCTCCGACCACTACGAATCCTGCGGTAATAAAATTTCACTACACATATTACGTAAGATAACATGAAAAAGCTTCTCTTCATAGTACTCTTTGGGATATTCTTCGTCGGATGGATGAAAAGATTCACCGGGAGGATCATGAAGAAGTCAGCGCCATCGGAATACCGGTGCGGATATATGTACGACGATGGTGGCGTATATGCCTACCTATACAACGGCTCAGCAGTCGTGTTTATGAAGTATAACATTGGCGGCCTGAATGCCATTGACGTAACGCCCGGGTTTAACCGGACGGTGATTTTAGATGAGACTCATCATGCATGGTCTGAGATTCCGGAATCACCTTCGACGGGCCGGTGCGCGAGATTTGATACCGATACGACTGGAGCAGATTTTAATGACATAGGGGCTTTATACTCTTATTTTGGTTCTTACTTCGGAGTTTCGATCGATTCTACCAAGGTATGGGCTTTTGGAGATGCAGATTCTTATAAATGGATTGACGGATCAGGAACTCGGCCTTACAAGCCTTACGTCGTCTATACTGCTCCGGCTGGAAAGAAAATTAAAAAGTTGGCCTGCGGTGTCAATTTTATGATCCTGCTAACGAATGGGGATGTTTACCAACGTAATAGCGGCGACCTAACGAACACCTATACAAAGCGGACGTTTAGCGGGTTTTGTGTTGATATAGGGTCTTCCCAGAATAACTTTGTCATCTATTTGATCCATGACTATGCCGGGGGAGACAGTACCCAGGGTAATCCATATTGGACTGGATCGGAATCCGGATTTGTTGGCGACAATAATTCAAGGACCGAGCCTTACCCCCTGAAATCGATCTGGGGAACGACCATGCCTTTCCGGGCCGTAGCCACCAACACCAACACCTACCACCTGTTTGACTCTGCGTGGAAGATGTGGGGCGGCGGCGACGGCGCTCAGGGTGAGATCGGCGACAGCACAGAGATTGTCAACTCTTCGGACTATCTTTTCTATAGCGCCCGTGCCTACTCCTGGACGACGGTCAAATGCCAGGGGGGCACGTGCAAGATCCCTAAAATGGTGGCCCGTAATATCGACTGGACGAACGGCAGGTTTAGCTCCATTGGCAACTCTTTTACGTTTTATTTCGGGGCCAGCGATAAGAATGACACCTTCTGGGTTACGGGTCGGAGCAAAAGCTTTGTATCTAATAATATCGCCAGCAATGATGAATCGTTGTATCCTAACTCTCTAGACCGGCTGTGGTTTCAGCATTACTGCCCGATGTGTACGCCTACCGGCAGCTATGCTAACTTCTTCCTTCCTACAGCCAATGCAGGCGGGAATAAGACGGTGACGACCAGCTCAACAACGATTGGCGGCATTGATGCGGCAGCCAGCATGGGTTCTTATGGATTCACGCTTACCAGTACTCAATGGGCGCAGAAGAGCGGACCGAACACGGCAACTTTTACGAGTCCGACATCTTCCAGCACATCGGTTACGGGTCTTATCAACGGTACCTACGTCTTCAAAAAGACCATCACGGATAACAACTTCGGGACCTGGAAAGATAGCGCTACGATCACCGTGAACATTACCGCTTCCTGCCCAAACTGCTGGATCAGAAAATCTTCATTTAAAAGAAAGCATTTATGAAAAAACTATCAAGCCTACTTCTTTTCTTTCCGCTGTTCACGCTGGGACAAAATACTGCCCAGCTAAATTTTACCTACAAAAACGGGACTCAGTGGGGTCGGTGGAAGGTTATGGACCTGCCGACATCGCTATTCACCTACAGCGTACCGCAAGGCCAGCTGTTGGTTTTCTATCCTCCAAAATATGCTGACACTACGAAGAAGTGCGGCCTAATTCTATTCCATCCTGGCGATGGCGAACAGAATAGCCTGGATGTTACCCAGTGTGTCAAAAATAGCTTGCCGCGCATGATACAAGCGGGCATGACGCCTTATTCCATTCTGCCCAATAAAGATACCCTCTTTTGGGTGGTAGCCTGCATTCATAACAACGCGGGATCAGCCTATCGTACACAGCAAGCGCAGATCATACCCTGGATACTGGACAAAAGCGGCATTCGTTATGATCAAAAAGGGGTCTGGGTGACGGGTCTTTCCGGCGGAGGGTCTGCCACGCACGCGTCCATAATGATCGACACGAACCTTTCGAAGCGGATCACCGGGGCCATGCCTATGGCAAATGGCGGATTCGACGACAAGCTACCGACCCTTCAAAATAACCTGGTATGGTATCTACAGCATGGCGGGCATGTGTTCAGCTATATCGGCGACCAGGATCCAGGATTTAATACCTGGAAGTCCACGTATCGACCATTGCTTCAAAAATATGGCAACCCTGAAGCATACCACGAGCATATCATCCCGGGAGGGCAGCACAATGCAACGACATGGGACGTGCCTTTTAACAGTCGTGCAATCTGGGACAGCATGGGCATTATCGGTTATGCCGTTGCAGTTCCGCCCCCGCCGCCTGTCAAATCCATACCTCACGCAATATTATCGGTCGATAGCCCGATCATCGAGTACCCAAACTCAGTAGTCCATCTTTCGGCTAGAGGCTCGTACTGCGAGAATGGGAAGATTGTCTCCGGTGACTTTTACCTGGACTTCGGAGATAAGCGGGTCATCCTTTCGCCATCGGATAGCGAGGGTGTATGCGCATCTGGGCTTAGGCCAGGGGCGTATACATTTAAACTGGTGGTGACGGATAGTCTTGGTAACAAGGATAGCAGTTATACAAGCGTGGTGCTGAATCCGGTGGTGATACCTGTATGCCCTGCCTGCCCGGTATGTGCGCCGCAAAGAAAGGTGATATCCCTCCAGGTTCAGGTTTTCGGAGTTTGGATCACCATACCGGTGGAGGCAGCAAAGATCGGATATGACGACGGTTCCACATCATCCGCTCCTATACACGGATCGGGGTACACTATTACATCTGGACAATGGGGCAGGGAAAAATCATTTGTAGCCCTACCTGGTTTGTGACCCAGTATATAACCTTATTCAAGCCTATGAAGCCATTTGCTAAAATCCCTCCCTGAAAAAATAAAAGGAGGACAACAATGAAAACCATGGACAACGGCGTCGACCATTCGAACACATACCTGACTACTGTGACGATTATATTGACAGTTGTCAGCAAATTAACGCTTAGCGATGCGGCTGCGGGCGCAGCTATTGTTGCGGCCGGATCGACGGCATGGCTGAACATTTACAAGTACCGGGCGGAAAAGCGCCGGGAAAGACACAATAACTGGGGTAAAAACAAACCATCATGAAACAATTTGTTAAAGACGCTCTCAGTGAGCGCGGAGAGCCCTCCATGAAGAGGCTGGTTCTGTTGTGGATTCTCATCCTTTTCACCTGCGAACTGATCGTTAACGCGGTAGGTAAACAGCGCGTCCTTGACCAGGTGCTACAGGAGCAGCTTTTCGAAGCGCTCAGCGGGGCATTCCTGGCCGTCACCGGCGCGGGCATATTCAATGGCTATAAGGATATCAAAATGAAACAGGCCGACGCCAATAAGGCAGTAGGATCTCCCACGCCTCCGCCGGACACTATCGTCACCGAAAACAAATAATATGAAACTCTTCCTACCAATCCTTCTGCTGTTGGCCAGCTGTTCGGCCTCCCACAAGATAAAGACCAGCCAGTCCCGGTCCGTTGACAGTGTGGCGACCACGACCAAGGACACCACGCATGTCACGCATGAAGAGACCAGCTCCAGCAACCTGCAAGCGCAGGGCGTGCATATCCGGGTAGATTACAACCAGGCAGCAACGCCTGCCGACAGCGCCCCTGCGGCTGCGAAAGAGAAGCCAGCCAAACCGGCTACAAAACCACCCCGCACGGGCAACAAGTTCGTGGACGCGATCCAGGACGCCGTAGCTGCTGCCGGTAATGCGGGCAACATATCATCCATCCGGATTGACATAGGGAGTATATCGGATAGCTCTACGAGCAAGGTGCGAAAAGACTCAGGTGCTGGGAAGACAACGGCCACGACCCACGTACAGGCGCAGGAACAGGCCAAAAACAAAGAGGTCACTCGGGAAGGCATGCCGACCATTGTCAAGCTCAGTCTGTGGCTCCTGTTCATCCTGGTCCTGCTGGCGCTTATCTACCGGTACCGGGCCAAGTTTATTATCCTCAAGGACGTCATTTTCAAATTCTTAAAATTATAATGTATGGACAAGAACATCTCTTTCGGACAGGCATTGGCCCATTGCGCCGGTACTTCTTCCTACTGGTGGGGCATCATCATCGTATTGATAGTCGCAGCAGCCCTGGTAGCTGGCGTCATCTTGTACGAGAAAAAGAAAGGGGTTGAGGTATACCCGCTGGTAAAGATCATCGGCGCCTTCGCTATTGTCGTTGCGCTGGCTATATCTATTCTCGGCCGGCCGGCAAATCTGGCGGCCAATACCACGCAGGAACAGGCGGCAAGGGGCGTCTATATCGGATACTGATGATCTACGCATTCCAACTACACCTGATCCTGGCTACGCTCTTGCTGGCCGGGAAGGATGCCACGAGCTATCGGCTGATGCAGCATACGGCCGGGCCGCTTACGGCTTCACGCATCAAGCGATGGCATCGGGACGGGGCGGCGCTGGCGGTCCTATTCGTCATCCCGTTGCTGTGGATTGAACCGGCCATCTGGTGGAAGACCATCGCTGCCGCATTGCTGATCCGGCTGGCGATATTTGATTATACTTTCAACCATTATGCAGGCGTAGACAGCCGATATCTGGGTGGAACGGCATGGGCGGATAGGGTGTTCGTCCGCATTTTTGGCATGTATGGCGCCGTTCGAAAATCACTCACATTTTTCATTATCTGGATTGTATTGAATCTACTTAACCAATTTTTATGAGCGAATTATCAAGGGCCACTCTTGAGGTGGCAATAAGCCAATTAGGCAAAGAAGAAAACCCGCGCGGTAGCAACTGGGGTAAAGCCGGAGATCCCGTTCCTGAGTATCTCAAAAGCGTTGGGATTGGCTTTCCTGCCAGCTGGTGCATGGCCTTCGTATATTGGAGTGTGCAGCAGGCAGCTAACAAACTGGGCCTGCAAAACCCCCTCATGAAGACTGGTGGTGTGCTGAATGGCTGGGCCTCCCGACCTCGCCTGCAGGTGAAACTTCCGGCGCCAGGGGACGTTTTTATTATGGATCTGGGTCACGGACTGGGCCATACAGGCATTGTAGAAAGCATCGCTGAGGACGGCACTCTCCATACCATTGAGGGAAATACCAATGATACCGGCTCCCGGGAGGGGTATGAGGTCGCGAGGCGAACGAGGAAAAATCAGAAGCCTATAATTGGCTACCTACGATATTAAACCCGATAACCCATGCCCCGCCGCCGGCAGTCATACCCTGAAAAGCCCTGGAAGCCCGACCCGGCCAAATGGGCGAAGCTGCTTCAGAAAGAGGAAGGCGGAAAAATCCGCTCTCCTAAACCCAAAGACGGCTGGCAGCTCTGGCGATGGGATACCCTGGAAGACGTACCGCAAAATGACCGACCATGATAAACCTTCTTTTCATAACCATTATCGTGCTGGCCCTGGCGATCATCGTCGGAGGCCAGCGCCTTATCCTCAAGCGAGTCCATCATTTAAAAACTAAAATATCAAATTTTATGAGCAACACATCGCAAACATTGGAGCAGCTGGTGGCCCAGCTGACAAAAGCAAAAGGTGAGATCGTGGGCAAGATCCAGGCATTGACCGACGCCGTCAACAACAACCAGGATAATCTCAGCCCGGAATCCCAGGCCGCCCTGGCAAACCTGCAGACGTTGGCCCAACAACTGGACGACATCGTACCGGATGCCCCGGCAGGCGATGGTAGTCAGCCTGCGCCCGAAACGAGCGAACCCGCTGCATAACCTCTGTGCCGCCTGTTAGGAAGCAGGTGGCTTTTTTCATAGCAGTACGTTTTGGTTTTAGCCCCTGGTGTTCTCACTGGGGGCTTTTTTGTATCTTAGGGGTATGATAAACGAGTTTACAGAGTCTTTTGCTGAAATGCAGATGAATAAATTCTACGGCGATATCGTCGCAAAAAGGGACCGTTTGCTGAAAGATGCATTTGCCAAACACGGCTTCAATCCCGATGATGTCGAGTTCATCAAAGCCCACATTTCTGCCTTGCGGCAGGAGGGCGACAGGTTCGAACACATATACTACAACCTTGGGAAGGCCGATCAGTTACGGATTTTGTCATGGGAACATAGTCCGGAAATAAAGAATGGTTGGAATGATTTAAACAGCTATAGAGACTCCTTCAAGATTACATATGAGTTCCACTATTATTGAATACGCCATTTCCGTCTTCCCGTAAAATATCCCCATTCCGCCAACCTATCTTGCCCTCAAAAAACATGTACACCGTAACACTCAAATGGTGGGTCATTGACGCCGAAAACGAAAACACCCTGGATCTCGAATTCATCCACTATGCACAGGCCATGAACCAGTACCACGAATGGATCGCCCGTTATGCGGTTATCGTATCCTCTACGGATGGCTATCTGCTGGTCACCCTGATGCAGGAAAAAGACCTGTACCACAAATTCGAGGCAACGACTGCATAGGGTTCCGGCCCCGTCACTTCCCGGGCGGCGCTTTTTTATTACATTTGAGCCATGGGCAAGAACTACAAAGACCCCGTCACCGGCAAGGACTTGCGTTACGAGCTGATCAGACCCATGTACGAACGGGGACTTATAGAGACCTTCCGGGACATCTTCAAATTCATCCCAAAGACGGTTGTCTCCCGGGACGCCCGGCTCGCCCTGGATGCCTTTAATGATCTCCTGGACCATCCCGAAAAATGGCACCTCTCCCGGCTGTTTGAGATCGCGGCCAACTGTGGGTTAACGGAGAAGGATATCGCTGGTCTGGTGATGGTGGATTATGAGCGGACAAAACAAGGCAAGAAGGTATTTGGGTAGGGATGTGTTAGACATTTGTAGAATCTGCATCATATACATTTGTAAATAAACGAGTTATAATTATCTATTCTTGTTCGCTCGGAACCTCGTAAAATATATTGATTTTCAAACAACCCACGCCAGTCGCGGGTTTTGCTTTGTTATAAAGTGGTATCATGTGTTAGATAATGGCCCAAAACCCCTACTTTGTGTTAGGAAAAGTTGCCTATGATCAAATACGGCGTGAAGCTCATACTCTGGGAGGCCGACCCAAACACCCATGGCTTTTACCCGATCTACATCCGGGTGACCATTAACCGGGACCGGAAGTACATCTCCACCGGGATCTTCATACCACAAAGGCAGTGGGACGACCGCGCCGAGCAGGTCCGGTCCGGCCACCCCCTGGCAGCCCAATACAACCCGGATTTATCCGCCCGAAAGCAAAAGGTCGTGCAATACATCATCGAACGGCAGGTGGCCGGAGAAACGCTTACAGCCGGCCAGGTGAAGGCCCGGTTCGCCAGCGGGAAGAACCTGCATAACATCTTTGACTTCGTGGACGAATTCATCCGGGACTGCCGGGGCAAGAAAAGGGAAAGCACCCTGGAGAACTATCGTAAGCATGCGCTGCGGCTCCAGCAATTCCATGGTTCCAAAAACCTGTCTTTTGAAGAGATCACACCTGACTTTCTCCGCCGCTATGAATCCCATCTTCGGAGCCCAAACAGGGAGGGCGTCAAGCCGGTAGATGGCAATTATATCCATGCTTTGTGGCGGACCTTAAAGACCTTTTTCAACGCGGCCAGGAAAAGGAAGATCATCAGCTGCTATCCCTTTGACGAGTACGAAAATCCGGTCTACGAAAATCCAACCAAAGAGTATCTCACCCTGCGGGAGCTGGCAGCCTGGGAAAAGTTCGCCGACACGGCCACCGATCCCATCGAACGGCAGGCAGCCATCTGGTTTTTACTGGGGTGCTACACCGGCCTGCGGATCTCCGACTGGTTCGCCTTCGATATCGATAAGCACGTCCAGGATGAACGTGTACGCATCCGGGCGAAAAAAAACGGTGAATGGGTCACTATGCTGATATCGGCGCCCCTGCATCGCAACTTGGCCAGGATGAGGGCTTGTCCTTTAACATCGCCTGAACCGGTTATTAACTGGACGCTTAAAGCCATCGCTAAATTTTTGAAGATAAAGAAGCGCCTCACAACGCATACCGGTAGGCACACATTTGCGGTGACAGTCTGCGCTGATAGGGGCGTAAGTTCGGAGACGACTGCAGAGCTCATGGGCATCACCATCACTACATGCGTTCAAAATTATTACAGGGTCACCAATCGGAAGATCGATAAAGAGACCCTGCAGGCGTGGGAGGGGCTTTAGCGCCGCATTCAATATGCCTCTTGCTTGACTATCTCAAGATCATTCGGCTCCTGTGTCCAATATCTTACACCTCCAGCCGCGCCGCCTGCAAAAGATGGATCATACACCCAGTACCACGTGCCGCCCACGCGTCGCCTGTACCACCTGCAATTACTGAAGAAAATATCAAGAAAATATTTTTTCATTGATTCGGTTTTTGGAAAAGTAAAACATTTTGACCATGCAAAAAAGAAGCTTTTGGCGGTAAATAAAAAAGGGCCGCGGCTAACTGCCGTGGTCCTGCACTATTCAAGAACCATTACCAATAAACCTTATCCTATTAGTGACGAGCAAACTACAGACAAAAGATTGTCTCTGCAACTCCTATAAGCGTTTTTCTACGGCCATAAGTGTAATTATCTACGACAATATAAAACCTGTACGAATAACACATTGAACCGTATTGCGTTATTCGCAGGATGAAAGTATTGGGATATGCCAAGGTGAAGATCCTTTTTGAGAAGGGCGCCTATCATGATTTTATGCAGCTGGCTGACGATATTGGAAGAACCAACCTGGCGGCCGACATGGGTATGAATATTCAGACGTTGCGCCGTCGCACCAATGATCCAGGGTTATGGAGTGTGCATGAGCTCGCCAAGCTGGGCATCTTATTGGACATAGACCGCCGGAGCTTATTTGAGATGGCAGATAAATTACGGGTAGTTAAAAAGAAGGGTAAGAAATAATATTATTTTACTTCGACAGATGGCAGTTTCTCCTTTGCAAACCGTAAACTTCCGGGCATCCTGGAAGCCTGGGCAGTTAGTATACTGAACGCTTCTTTTTGCATAGAATAGGCCCATGTCTGTTCTGCCCTTTTCCATCTATTCCCGTATGGAGCCAGCAGGGCATCGCCAGCCACAAGGTTATATATTCCAGAGATGCAAAGGGTCGTATCTAAAGACCTCACCTCAATAATCAGATTACCATGTTCCAGGTGCTTGTATTGCCTGGGAAGCGTTACAAAAGAAGCGCTATCATGATCCACTATCGTAAATCCCGCTCGGGTAAGACTGTCTTTAAACTGAGCTTTTGTTACACCCGATATATATATCACATTGGAATGATTGGGGATTTTTTGAGCGAATACAAAAAGAGGGCTGAACATGAGGCAAAAAATAATTTTCATGATCCTAGGTTTAACGGCTTTTTAATCTGAACGGCGAGCGACAAGTTTTATTTCCTTTGTCAAACATTTTCTATAAAAAAAGTAGAAAAACCTCTACAAAAATTTGGCTGTCAAAAATATTTTCCGGAAGTTAGCCGTCCGAATTGACCCCTTCGGTGTAACCTTCTCCTTTTCCGCTATTCCATCCTCTTAGTGACCAAACCCAATTCTGTCACCTCAAAAACCTAACAGCCGTATGAAACCGTCTAACTCCGTCATGCGTCCCATCGAGCACGCCCCGCCTTGCTGAACTATCTCCAAAGCTATTCAAACCTACCATTACTCCATTATTCAACTCTTAAACGATCTATCCCGTTATGGAATCACCATGTCTATCCTGTAATGTACAGGACAGGTGCAGGTATTTTCAGCGCAACCATGAATTCAACGCTGCATTCTGTATTCATCCTAAGAAGGAACTTTTTTTTGAGATTTTATTTCCTTCAGATCGGCGCGGAACTCTTTTATGGCATCCGTTTGCTTGTCTGCCACGGTCTCCAGACCGCCTAACACTCGCTGTAAATTCTTAGCAACGTCGGCCAGGGCGTCTCCCCTGGCCATTTTACTTTCAATGTTGGTTAAGATCACTGTTTGAGCCTCCATAATTTTATCCTGCCTCTCCATAGCCTTCATATACATTTGAAAGAGCTGGTCCGGCGTGAAATGCTGGCCGCTTTTGCTGGCTTCCTCTTTTAACTTGTTTTGAGAAGATAAAAAAATCTCTCCCTTTCCGGTTTGTAGCCAGTCTGTATTTATTCCCCATGAGGAACATAGTTCCACAATCTTATCAAATCCAAGGGGACCTCCCTTTTCATACTTGGCGTATTGGCTCGTATCCACGCTTTCGGCTTTAAGCGCGAACTGACGCGGGTTTACTTCACCAGGAAGTGATTGCCGAGCCTCTATTAGTCTTTTTCGTATGTCGTTCTTATTCAAGGTTTTAAAAAAATATGGAAAAAAGTTCCATAAAAATTTGGAAGTAGGGAAGTTTGTTCCCTATATTTGTTCCTGTTAACGCAAATGTAACAACAAATGACAGATACAGCAACAGACAGGGTACGGAAAAGCGTCCAACTGACCACAGAGGAATATCGGGCGCTGGTGAAATGGGTAAGAGCCCAGGCCACCAAGATCGATGCAGCTCTACGTATCGGCATCAGCCGTCAGGCGCTCGATAATATCCTCATTAAAAAATCGGGTTCCCAGGAATCGGTAGAAAAGATCAGGAAGGTATTAGCGTAGGATGGTGGAGCACGGATAGGCCGCAAAGCTATATCGCAAATTTCGGATTGTCAATACCTCTAACATTTAAATAACCAATATGAGCACCGCGAGAGGACTTAAAAAGCTTGACACCTTCTATTATGAGTATGGATTTATCTCTCACCGGTTCATTGTTGCCGCTGTGAATGATAATGGAGTTTTTGTAACAACGGGGTCATGGCTGAAAAGCTCGCGTATATTCTTTCCTTTCGACAAGCTGGACAGCGACCCGTCATTTATGCCATATAAGCCTTATTCAAAGCTTCGCTGGTTCTTAAAAATGTAAACCACTTCTTATATGAAAGCCATCAACTACAACACAAAGACAACCGCCAAGATCATCATCGGATATCTGGCTCTGATTTTTACGCTGGCCATCCTATTCACCAGCTGCCAGTCATCCCGCTCTATGTGGCGCAATGGGTGCGGTGCGAGTAAGATGTACTCAGGCTACGGCCCCGGTGGTTACAAATTCAGTACCCATGTGAATAGCCGTCAATCATTCTAACCCATGGACGCCGCATTGGATAGACGCCTTGCCAAGATAGAGCGCATGCTCACAGAGCTCCTTAAAGAGAAAGAGAAGGCTGTCTGGATCAAATCTTCGCAGGTGATTGAACTGACGGGATGGGACAAAGAGAAGATGCGGCGCATGCGTGAAAATGGCGTGATCGTCCACAAGCACACAGACACAGGTCACTGGTATGACCTGAATTCAATACCCAGTCAATTTTTAAAACGACCTCATGAAAACATTTTTCCGCTCCTTGATATGGGGCACGACAAACGAAGCCTACAGGCTGGTGATAGCCAGGTTGGAGGCGGAAAATAACAATGCTAAAATCTTAAAGCCATGTCATTCGAAGTTATCTGCATAAATAATAAACCTCTTAAAAATGGAACAGACTGGAAGGTATTGCACATGATTCAGGAAGGAATGCCATACTACGTTGTTGAGATTAAAGAAAATGGAGGGTATATCCTTTCGGAAACTTATAAAGAGCAATATCGTGTGCGTGGTGCATTATGCCCCTCTCGTTTTGTTCGCACCTCAGACATCGACGAACGCGACCGGCTCGAAGCCTGCCAGCAATGGCAGGGCATAGTAAAGAAGGGGGAGGGATTGATATGAGTCGCATGGACCCTGAAACCCGCTATGAGTTGAAGCTATTCTTTGCAGGCATCGCCATTGGTTTGGCGATCGGCTTCCTTGGAATACTTTTTTTGATTAGCCATAATATCATCCACCTATGCTAACGCCAACCATTGTCCTTATAGCCTGCGGCCTTATTATCTGGAAGGTCGTCCTGAGAAGGATCAGAGAGTACAAGGAAGAGCGGGAAGAGATCGTACAGCAGGCGGCCCATTATGATCACGGATGCTAAAATCTACCTATATGTCATTCCTTCCTCATCTTTCATTATTCTGGCTGGGATTTATTACCGGGATTATATTCCTCGCTCTATGGCAGTACTGTGTAAATGGACGAGTGCGTTGCCTACTTCTTTTCTTTGGGCATTGCTGGGCTGTATTGAAGCAAGAGGTTGCTCGACCGGTGAAGATAATCAAGCAAGCATTGAGTAGGAAAGGTATGCGGTTGGATGAGCATGAGGAGAAGTTGTCGTAAAGATTTTCTACGGTTTAGGATTTTAGGGGTTTTTACAGCCGGTTCATTTCAATGCTCCGGCTCCTTTTGAAAGTTATTTCTCAAAATAAGTAACGGCCGGCAAAATGATGGCCGGTTGGATGCCGAATAGCTCAATTGGTAGAGCGTTGGGTTTTGGTCCCAAAGGTCGCAGGTTCGAGTCCTGCTTCGGTAACAAACCTTTATTTATAGTTATGTACATCCGGGGCCAGTGTTGCGCGCGATGCTGGTCCCATTTTAAAAGCGAATCATGCAACAAGACAAACTGGATTTATGGGCGCTGGTGGAATTATTCGGCCACAGTAAGATAGCCGGAAGGATCACCGAGCAAAACATCGCAGGAACGAATATGCTTCGGGTAGATGTTCCTGAAACATCCACGCAGCCACCCTTCACTCGCTTTTTTGGGTCAGCCGCTATCTATGCGATCAACCCAACCGACGAAGCTACTGCGAAGTACTACGCGGATAAGTTGCAGACCAAGCCCATTGATACATGGGACGTGCGGGAGATGTTGAAGAAGAATGATCAATTCAGGTTATCACTGATGGCTCCCGACGAAGTTCGGACAGACGATGATATTGACGAGGATGGATTTTAAACAGATCATTGAACGTTTTTCATATGGCAAATGCAATCGTTAGCGGCGGCCGGTATCTACCGGCTGCTTTTTAAAAACTTTTACCATGGCAACGGATTGGATCAAATGGCATATTGACCGCATTTCTGAGGCCGCAAATGGCGGAGGCAACCCTTACCAAAGTTTGGGAAGGATACAGCACTCCATTGGTGAGCTTCAGAAGTTCTACGAAACAGGCACTCTTATTCATCATACAAAAACAAGATCAACTATGGCAAAGAAGCCCGACGAACTGAAACACTTCCCTGGCGACGACGAAAAAGACGCGCCTGCCCAGGAAGCAACCGCAACACCTGAGACACCCGCAGCAGAGACTGCCCAGGCAGGTACGACCGAGTAATGATTCAGCACCTCCCCGCGATGAGAAGTGCGGGGAGGATTTTTTAAAACCGCAAACTAAATCGAGATGGAAAATTATACAGTGGAACAATTCCTGGAAGATGTGAAGGCGGAGGCGACAAAGCTTCGTGATCTTGCTACGGAAGAGGAAAAGGACAGGTTAAATGCAGGAGATTTGGTGCCCAGGATTTACAGTCATTGTATTTATGGCCAGATGACGGGCGATTGTTTTTCGCCTCGTGCATCCTATTTAATCTCCGCTTGCTGTCGTTCGTTCTTTACTAGCCAAATAGGACTTGATGAATACGAACCTTCTGCCGAGGCTGCTTTGTCTGCCCATGCAAGTACACAGTATATGGAAGATGTTTCTGAAGGGAGTTTTGAGCATCAAAGAGCTGATGGAAAGTTCTATTCGTCTATAGAAGCATACATTATGATTCCGGAGGCTAAGAACGCCGAACTCATCGCATACCTCAAAGGAGAAACCGACATTCTCGCATTATAACCCCATGACACAACTCCAACTATTCCGCAAGCACTTCCCCTCTACCAACCTACGGCTGGTAACGGATGAGCAATTGCGCTACCGGTACAGGACAGTAACCCTGGCTCGTACAGTAGAGGCATTCGCCCAGACCTTCATCATTGCAAGGGGGATAGCTGTAACGGCTCATCTGGAGATCATAGAGAGGGGCGGAATGATTGTAGAAATAGCCGTTGTGATCCAGCCAGTACCGGAGGAATACGACTTCGCAGACGAGGCCCAGGATAACGAGATCTACCACGAGGAGAAAGCCGAGTGGGTATAAATAAAACAGCCCGCAGGGACAAAGCTGCGGGCCAGTAATTCAATAATAACAAAAAGCACGATGAATTTATGAAAAATGATTCAAAAGAACTAGCCGTGGTAGAAACCACCCAGGTGGGGCCGCTGACGGTTATCAACCTCGACAATGGTATGGTACCTGATTTAAACAACGCGCAAGCTCTTCCCTTTGACCTCATGTCGGACTACTGGACGCCTGAGAAGCCCGGGGAGTCCAAGCGACTCATTTTTGACAGCATTCGCCCCAGGAACGTCAAGGACATGCAGACTGGGGAGATTATCCAGCTGGACTGCGCTTTTTTCTTTGAGCGGACTGAGTCTGGTGAGATACGGACCGTCTGCAACGGAAGCAAGCGGCTGGTGGGTGTGATCGAAGGCTATGAGATGCAGCGAGGAGCGGCCATGCTTGTAACCTACCTCGGGAAGCAAAAGAACAGGACCAACAGCTTCTTCTCGGATATCTGGTCTGTTAAACCATTGCTCATTAACGTGCAAAGCAAATAGGTATGTTCTTTCCAGATCTCGATAACGCGGCTGTACAGGATAGAGAGCTCAACCCCCTTGCCTTCAATCCCTCCGACTTCCCCGGCATCCATGCGATGCTCAACAGCCCGGAATTCAATTCCGCTGATGTAACCACTCCTGACCTGGTTTCACTATCGGTCAACGGTATCATTAAGCGGGACAGCATGGAGGAATATCTGGCTAAAAAACATAACTCTTCCAGCGCCTTAAAGGAGGTACTGAAGACGCCCTTTCACTACCGGTTCTATATGGAGCAGAAACAGAAGGCGCCGGACAAGTCGCATTTCGAATTGGGAACGTTTGCGCACATGGCCTTCCTGGAGCCGGACCGATTCAGCCAGTTCATCATAGAGCCGGACGCCAGCCTTGCTAAAAAGGAGGATGTTCTTAAGCTGATCAGGTTTTATGAGAAAGTAAACAAAGTCGATCCGTCTGGTGTGTCGCACCTTGGCGAGGATCCGAAGATGAACGACCTCAAAAACTACTTGACAAGCCTCAAGGAACAATGCCCCTACAGCGTTGTAGCCAAGGAATACCAGGAGATCATAGACGTATTGGAATTCAGCTACAAACATTATGGCAGCGGTATAATACCACGTATCCTGAAGGGTGCCATGTCTGAGACATCCTTCTATACGAAAGACCCCGCCACCCACTTACCTGTCAAGGTCCGCCCCGATTTTTTCAATATTGAGGAGAACATCGGCGTCAACGCGATCATCTCGTTCAAAACCACTAGTGCCGGGACGGCTGAAAAATTCATCTACGATACCGCGAAGTTCAAGTATGAACTCAGTGAAGGTATGTACCAGGAAGTGGTTAGCCATATAACCGGCCGCAAGTTCAACGTCACGATCATGATAATGCTACAGACCGTTCCGCCTTACCTGCCGGCGGTATTCTGGTGGGGGCCCGAGGACTTGACTAACGGTAAGTACAAATACCACATGGCCATCGGGCGTGTTAGGGAATGCATCGACAGTGGGTTATATCCTGGCTTCGATGCCTTGGCGGAATCCGGCAACTACGGCATCATTGATCTTAACCAGCCCGAATGGACCAGGAAGGAATTACACCCTATTGACATTGAAGATTGACCATAAATAATATAAAATATGTCCAAACTGGGATTGATAGCAAAAGCCATATTGGCTGATGCTAAAAACCCGGAGATTCCCGACGATAAAAAGATGGAAACCATTGAGGAGGGTATGAAGGTATTTGCCGTCGAGCTTATCAACCTCTTTAATTATTTGAAGGAAAAAGGAGTTGATACGGAAATATCTGTTGGGGTTATTGAAACAATGGGCGTGCAGTATGATGGTCGCGCCAAAAAGTTCAAATAATGCAGGCTAGAAATCTTTTGAATGAAAAATTCGGTCTACTTACAGTCGTAGAGTTTGCGGGTCAAAACGCTCAAAAAGCATACACTTGGAAGTGTGTGTGCGACTGTGGAAAATTTAAAATCGCCACGTCAGGAAACCTCCGGTCTGGCAACACAAGGTCATGCGGATGTCTTAACAAAACCTCTCATATTAAACATGGGCTTCACGCTGATCGTCTTCACCGCATATGGAACTTAATGCACCAGCGGTGTTCTGATCTTTCAAATCGATATTATGGAGGAAAGGGGATAATTGTATGCGATGAATGGAAACTATTTGAGCCTTTTCGAGAATGGTCTATTAGCAACGGCTACGGTCCGTCTCTGACGATCGACAGGTTGAATCCTCAAGGAAATTACTGTCCTCAGAATTGTCGATGGGCGTCCGCTAAGGATCAGAACAATAATAAATCCAGCAACAAGTGGCTCTTATTTCGAGGGCAATTGAAAACTCTCTCCCAGTGGTCGGAATTATATTCCATGAACCCCATTAGGGTTAATAGGAGACTTATGCTAGGATGGTCGTTAGAAGAGGCTTTAACAACAGCAATCGATCAATCTCGAATCAATAAACGTTACAAAAATGCCACTAGCTGAGATCCGCGCCATCAAATCAGGCAAGCACCGGGCCGACCGTGAACAGGAAAAGCGGGAGAAGGCAGCCGCAAAAAAGAAGGAGATGCGCAAGCCTCTTCCAAAGGGAAAGCCCTTGCAGAAGGGCGCTCGCTCCGAAAAGATGAAAGGGGTCATGGCGGCGATAAAGCCACTATATATTGACTTCCTTGAAAAGAGGCCCGTCTGCGAGATTAATAGCCCTGTATGCACACAGACCGCAACCTGCGTCCACCATACGGCCGGCCGCGGAGTTGCCCAGGTCATGAATATAAAGTCCTGGAAAGCCTCCTGCGTAGCGTGTAATATCTACGTAGAGAAACACGACGAATGGGGCCCGGCAGAATGGCCACAAGGTTTCTCGGCATACCAAGTCATAAAATTTTTAAAAAACAGAAATTGGAACAAATGCAGCAAAAAACCAAAATCTTCGCAGACTACAGAGACTTCCTCGAGCGGGAAGATGAACAGCAGAATGGCGTCAGCCAGGAATTCGTAGACCTCAATCCCGAATGGGAGAAAATGAACGAGACAAATGAGGGATGTTGGAATTGCTCCGGCTGCTCCGGCTGCTCCGGCTGCTCCGACTGCTCCCGCTGCTCCGGCTGCTCCGGCTGCTCCGGCTGCTCCGACTGCTCCCGCTGCTCCGGCTGCTCCGACTGCTCCGACTGCTCCCGCTGCTCCGGCTGCTCCGACTGCTCCGGCTGCTCCGGCTGCTCCGACTGCTCCGGCTGCTCCGACTGCTCCGGCTGCTCCGACTGCTCCCGCTGCTCCGACTGCTCCGACTGCTCCGACTGCTCCGGCTGCTCCGACTGCTCCGACTGCTCCGGCTGCTCCGACTGCTCCCGCTGCTCCGACTGCTCCGGCTGCTCCGACTGCTCCGGCTGCTCCGACTGCTCCGGCTGCTCCGGCTGCTCCGGCTGCTCCGGCTGCTCCGACTGCTCCCGCTGCTCCGACTGCTCCGGCTGCTCCCGCTGCTCCGGCTGCTCCGACTGCTCCGGCTGCTCCGGCTGCTCCGACTGCTCCCGCTGCTCCGGCTGCTCCGGCTGCTCCGACTGC